GGATTCTAACTTTTTAGATGTTACTTTTGATTCTAGATTTAAACAATTAGAAAATGAGAACATTAATAACAACAAGTACGCAACAAAAAACAGTAAATGGTATTATGATTAATTTTGTATCAGAATACATATTGGACAATGGTAAAAGTTGTTTTACTTATAAATTGACAGAGGTTGTAGACAATGGTGATTCTTATAATTATAATTGCTTAGGTTTTAAAACTCTTGAATTTGAATCATGGAATAATTCTTATATTGAAAGAGTTAAAAATGGTAGAATGGTTGAATATACTGATAGTTTATTAAATCATTTGGCAACGAGATAAAGATTTTTCATAGTGTATGGATTAAGGTTGAATTAGTGACACTACTTTTGACTTTTAGTTGGGAGTAGTGCAAGTTGAGATAAGTCTCAAATAAAGTTCTTGAAGGTATTGGCTTAGTATGTGGCGGTTACCGTTAGACGCAATAATTCATACACAAACACACTAATGGCCTAGAATTAAAAAAAGCGTGTGTGTACGTACTAAGTTATATTATTAATTCTAATTCGGGCACACCATTTGCAAACGGTTAAGTTGTTCGAATACGATAACCCGATGAAAGTCGGGCAAATGGCAATATTGCCGATAAAAGTTCTTTATTGAGTGAATAAATGGTATTTTGTGTAGCTCATTGGCTAGAGCGTTAGCATTCCGAAAGAGTTAGGCTCTTGTGCTAAAGGTAGGTTGTTCGACTCAACTCACAAAATCTAAATTTATTTATCACTGCCTAATGGCGAGGGTAATATAGATTTTTCAAGCAACATGGGTTAGTATAAATAGAAGTGGGTCATGCTCACTTCTTATTTTCAAAAATCAATTAAACAATTAATTATATGAAACGATTATTTTTTATTTTAACAGTATTCACTTTGTTTTCTTGTCAAGTTCCACAAAGTGAAAGAACAAAAAAAGTTCAAGAATTGACTAATAATACAAGTGTGTACGACTTAAAAGTTGTTGTAATTGATGGGTGCGAATATTTACAATATCATACCTACCACTATGATGCCATTACTCACAAAGGAAACTGTAAAAATCATTCAAAATGAAAAAAGAACAACCATTAACTTTATCACAAATCCTTCTAATAGGCTATTTCATTGGCTTAGGGGCGTTAATTATGGTCTTGGGTATAATTGCCTTCTTTAAGTTAAAATTGTGGCTTATAGGTGTTATTGTCGGGCTACCTTTGGGAATATGGGGATGTTTAAAGATACACGAGTATTTGTTTGAGGGTGGATTGGAAAGAGACTTTATAACAAAGAAGAAATGAAAATGTATATTGTTGCGTATTCAAGTGGTTCTTATGAAGATTGGAGAGAACATTTAATTTTTGTGACACAAGATAAAGAAAAGGCTGAAAAGTATATTGAAAAGGCTAATAACTTATTAGTCAAATGTAAAGAGTTTTATGATAAAAAATCAAGTGAAGAATTAGATGCTAATCTTGTAGAGTTTTTTTTCACGTCAAGAAGTATGGATTTTAACCATGTAAATAGGTTTTACATAAAAGAAATAGAAGTAAGATGAAAGCGGTAATTGATTTAGACTGGTTGGATGCGGAGATAGTTAGATGTGAAGCAGAAGTAATTAACGCTATAAATGAAGACCTTACGACCTCATTTATAGCTGGTGTTGAATATTTAAAATGGGTTCGCTCCAAGTGTGAGCCAATAGAAGAACCAACGCCACTTAACACAACCTGCGTTAACGAATGGGAGAATCCAGTATATTGTCCTTTGGTAGGATATTGTCAAAAATGTGAAAATAAATAAAAAAATGACAAGAGAAGAAGTTTACCTTATAGATACAAGTAATATGGGTTTTAGGTGCAATATTCCTGCTAAAATAATAGGAATAGAGATGTGTACACCAACTGGATTACCGCCAAGGTTGTGTTATCATTTAAGGTGGAGTGATAGTGTGGAGGACTTTAAGCCACTTTATGAAAAAGATTACAAAATAGTAACCTTTGCTGAACTACTAAAAGATAAATACAAAGTGCTTTAGTTTATAAAATAACCAACAAATAATTTTTTAAATAGAAAAACTTGTTTTAATTTTGTGTTAAGGTATTTCGATTAACAAAGTGGCATTTGCGAAATATAAAATAAGAAAGCGGTTTATTACTGTAAAGATTTTATAGAAAGTTCCGTTCAAATGTTTTAGTAGTGAGTTATCTTGTCTCACGTGCCAATACTAATTCATATGAGCGGAATTTTTTATTGTATCTTTATGAACCGTATTTATCTAAGACATATTGATTTGCTCCTAAAATCGGACAACCGAAATAGAATCTTTTTGGCTTATTTAAAAATTCGTTCAACTTCAAAACAACGTTGTGGAGGCTTTAATTTATCACAACTAATAGAAACCCTTAAAGTATCAGATACAAGTGCTAGAAAGTCTTTAAAACGACTAATAGGCTATGGTTATGTATCAGAGGTAAAGAAAGGACTTTATAAAGTAAACTCATTCAAGGCCTTAGTAGGCGACAACCTCCACGAAAGAATATTTAAGATAACAGAAGAACAATTATTTTCTTATTCGTGGAAAAACATTAGTCATTTTAGGGCTATGTTAGTAGAGTTAAGAGTTCAGCAAAACAGAAATACAAGAAAGAAATTACGTAAAGGATTTACGATTACAGATAGACATGGAGTAAGGGAGAGGATTAGTAGTCAAAGCAACAAAGAATTTGATACACTCGTTTCGTCAACTTATTCAGCAAAACTAACTGGTAAATCTTACAGTACGATATTAAGATATAGAACAAGACAAAACTTGGTTACTTATAGTAAAAGAGTTATTCATACGTTTAAGAGTAGTTCTGATACTGTAAATACTAATTTTAGCTTAGGCAAAGAGTTTTCTTATGGCAATTTGCTTGTTTTTGTTCCAATATCAACAAGATTTGGGAAGGTTAAACTAAACGGCTATTGAGTCTTTAATAATATGGTCAAAAGGTTAAAAATAACTGATTATCAATAGATTACATACTAAACATTAAACAAATTGAACAAGAGACAAAGAAAGAAAGCTAAGAAAAAAAGAGTTAATAAACTTATCATAGAAATGGCAGAATTGTATTTAAGTGGTATGATTGGTGCAAGAAAGTTTTTAATGTCAACATGGGATGAAGAATACCCACCTTATCAAACAAAAATAAACCCTTAGATATTTGTTTATAACTTTTTTAATGTTATATTTGTGGTATAATTAAACAGTTAAAGAAATGGAATTTTTAGGAACTAAAGGCAAGTGGAAACAAAATGGATTTGCAGTATTTGTCGGAGAACAAGAGCATATAGGCTCAAATGTTATATGTCGATTCCATAATGGGCTTGAAAGTTATCAGAAAGAACAACAACAATACAACGCCTTACTAATATCAAAAGCCCCTGATATGCTTGAAATGTTGAAGGAGTTGGCAAATATAAAGTCGTCGTCTTTTATTTTAGACGAAATACAAGTTAGAGTAGAACAATTAATAAAAGAAGCGACATCAATATGAAAACAACAGTAGAACACCCCGATGGAACAAAGTTAGTACCATTCGAAGGAGGATGGAAGGTAGAGACAGAATTGGTGACTGGCAAATGGTATAAAAGTGGAAAATGCTTATGCTTTTATAAATCAGAAGAAGAACAATACGGTTTTCATGGTGGATATGGAGATTGGATGGATAAAGCATATTGGATGACTCATTTAGGAAACGCATCTACTCAATGGACTTTAGCAAGCGAAGAAGAAGTAAAGGAGGCATTGATAAAAGAGGCTGAACGTAGGGGTATAGTTAAAGGAGTTACTCTTGCTAACGTCGGAATAAATAATAAATTCTCTTTTAAATTTCAGCCTATAACTAATTTTTATCTACACTATACAACTTTATTAGATACAGGCAATGGTTATGCTTTCCATGATGGTCAATGGGCAGAAATTTTAAGCAACCACAACGAAAAGATACTTGAAAGAATAGCGACAATAGAAAAGGAGTTGGAACAATTAAAAGCAGAATTGAAATGAAAATAGAAAACACATTAGAAAATAGAACAAAGTTTTTTTCTCTTTATTATGGGCAAAAAGTGTTATATATTGGAGGATTAGGATTAGTTGTAATGTGGCTTGGTGGATGGAATTTGAGGCACCCAGATTTTTTTCTTCAACTCAAACCACTTGAAAGTATAAGTGATAATGATGCAAAATATTTAGGATTTTCAGATAATATTTCGGCAACTACGACTTATTTAAAATCACTTGGAAAGGAATTAAAAGAAGCTGACTATCTACGTTCAAAGGGTTATGCTTTACCTTGGATGGATTTAAGTGTAGATGATTTGGTTGAATATGGATGGATAAAATTAAGCAATGAATTGAAATGAATGAACAATTAACACTAAAAGAACTATCGGCTTATTTGCCGTATGATATAAAGGTTTCATATTTTGATGCAGAACGAGAATTAATTCAGTTTTGTAAAATTATGGGTTTTAATGGGGATGAATTAACAATATCAGATGGAGAGTATGAATATGTTGTAGGATTTGACGATATAAAACTTTGCTTACTTCCACTCTCCCACCTCACAAAAGAGATAGAACACAAAGGAGAAAGGTTTGTGCCGATTGATTTTATACAAGATAAGTATTACACTCAAAATTGGAGTGACCAACTTATAAGGTGCATTGAAGATAATAGATGGGTTTTCCATTTAGACTACTCATTGATTTTACAATTGCACGAATGGCACTTTGACACATTCGGACTACTCGACCTATGTTTGGCGGTTGACAAAACAACAATTAAATAAATTAAAACTATGATACTACGCAAAGACTACGTAAAGATAATTAAAGAGGGCAAAGCACAAGTGGAGGTTGAAAAGACCGAGGAACATAATAAAATGTTGAATATTATTTTTCCATATAGGCATAAACTTCAATCAGATGGTGAAGCAAGTACAATGTCAAGATACTTTTGGTTAGACCACGACGATAAAAAATACGGTTATTCTTGTAGTTCTAATTTTATTTGCACACTCCCAATAATCCAGGCCTCCGACATAATCTTAGACAACACTGTAATAAAGGTAGAATCAGAAGAGCATGGTAAAAAGGTTATTGAGTGGTGGAAAGAGCAGGGGGCTATTAATAAAATAAATTTATTAGGCAACTCAAATAACTATTATGGTGTACACTATAGAAATATTAGGATGTTTTATCAAGAAGAAATTGAAAGTAAAAAAATAATCACTCTCCCCGAAACATTCCCTTCTAAGTGGTATTTAAAGATAACTGATTCTAACAAAGAGGTGGCTAATGAGTGGAGAAGGAGTGTGGCTAAAAGTCATCAACATATGGGACTTGCTACCAATAATTTGCTCTTATCTAAACATCATGATGATAGTTCTTGTGGGTTCTTTAATACTTATACGTATTTTAAAAGCAATTATTTTAATGAGTATTATTCTGACTATTTAGAACTAACCACCGAACAATTTTTAGAACACATTTACAAACCATTTAAAGCAAAACAAAAAGTATCTAAAATTGTATCAGAAGTTGTTAAAGAAAAAATTAAACAAGAAAACAAAATGAGAACAATAACTTATCAGCAAGGGCAAGAGATAATAAATATAGCCTGTCAAGATTGGAAAAAAGAATTAGCTAAAATTTGGGGTCAAAACATTGTTTTAAGAATAGAAATTAAAGTAGAACAAGAATTCTACCAGAGAATGCGTAAGGCTTGCACAAAAGAGCAACACGAACTATTTGACAAGATATTTGGAAAGGAGAAAGAGGAAATTAATTTGTGGAGCGGAGCAGGTTTGGATGGGTATGATTTATTTAATAAAGGGTTAAATGATGATGATAGATTTTTAATATCTATTTTGGGTGGCTATGGTGATAGTTTTTATTTACATAATGGTTTTAAATGGGTATTAGATGGTAATATTTTAAAAGTTGAACACAAGTAACACACAAAGAATAGAACTTCTTGCAAAGATAGCGGAGAAACGTGGGAGCAATGACAAACTTGATTTGTGGTTGGTGAAACATTGGACGAAACAAATAGAGATTTTAAAAGAAAATGAAAGCGGAGGAAAGACTTGAAAAAATATTACTTGACTTAAATATTGGGTTAATAACAGTGCGTGTCGCAAAAACTAAAATATTAAAACTATTTAAAGATGCGGATTAATTTAGTAAAAACTTCAATGGGTTTAAAGCCTATTGACGATGAAGACATAAGGAAGCTAAAGAAGATAGAGGAGGGCGAAATAGTAGTTGCGGAATATAAACTTGCAAGGAATTACCGTTTTCATCGCAAGCTATTCGCTTTATTAGACCTTATGTATAGCAACGACTGTTTAGAACTAACAAAGGAGCGTTATCGAAAGGAAATGCTTATTTGTTGTGGACACTTTGATACTTACAATAGTTACGATGGTTCAGTAGTAAGAGAAGCTAAATCTATTTCTTTTGCTTCGATGGATGAAGACTCGTTCAATTCCTTGTATCAAGATATGTTGCAAGTCGCTTGTTTACGATTAAAAGTCGATGAAGGAACAATAACAGAAGAACTCAAATATACATTAGGTAAATTCTTTTGATTTAAGCCACCAAACAACGCCCACAAGACACGATAATACAAAAGTTGATAGATATGCATATAATACTAAAAACTACTCTTAAAAACTGAAAATTCACACACACTACAAAATAAGAATAAAGTCAAAAATGAAATGACTTTCAAGTAATCCAAAAATCGTTCAAAAAATTTAGGACTTGCTAATACTTCCTTATATGGGCTAAAAAAAAACAAAAAATATCAACTAAAATTTTAGGTTAACTAATTTCTTAGTTGATTATTCTTGTTTAGACTAATTAAAAATAGAATAAATCTTTTTTTATTACACTATTCCAAGAAATTTATATGATTCCAGGGTGTTTTGTTGTATTATTCTAATAATGATAAAAAGATTTAAAAATAAATATAAAAAAGATTTTGATATTAAATTTTTATACTATTAATTTGCATCACTAAACAATTAAACAAAATGAGGACATTAACGGTTAAAAGGCTTAAATCAGAAAAAAAAGAAGTTTATTTTAGTAGTGAATTAAATCAATTATATATCATGATTGATAAAGTTTTATATGATTGCGATATAGATTTAAAACCCAAAACATCACATAGAATGTCAAAATTAAACCTTATTGTATTATGAAATTATCAGAAAAATTTAAAGAAAAATTAATCTATTTTTATATCCTTTTAATCCTTTCATTTATGTTGTTAGGATGCAATGTGAAATTGGCAAAAAGGCAAAAAACTGAAGACGAAAAACAATTAGAGTTTTTCAAAGAACAAATTAAAATCAAACAATATTATTTAACAAAAATTTAAACAATTATCAATTATGTATGCTCAATTATTTTATTTATCAGAAGAGGGTAATTCCTATCCACAAACAGAAAGGTTATTAATAGATGATAGTTTAGAAGGCTTGTTAACCATTCCACTGGAGTGCGAAGGGAACAATGCTTATTGGGAATATTCTCATTTATCAGAGAGGGAATTTTCTCTATTTGGTGGCAATAGTATAGTAGATTTTAATTCAAATATTTAAACAATTTACTGAAATGGAAAAAGATAGGTTAAATTTTCACTTAGAACAAGCAAAAGGTCGTTTCTCTCATTTTATTAAAAACATCAATAAAATAGAATCACAATGGATTCAATATGTAGGCTTTGAAATAATAAAAGGGCGTTTATATTTTAAGTTTGAAAGTTCGCAAAATAGCCTTTCTTTTATGGTAGAGGCGGGCTGTCTTATTTCTGATTTAGATAATAGTGAATTTACTCTTTTTAATCATGCATCAGAAATATATGACTATTTCAGAACGGTAAAATATTTAATTTTAGACAAATAACAATTAACAAAAATTTAAACAATTAAAACAAATGAAAACAAAATTTAGTAATTCGGAATTAGTACACAAATTTGCAGAACGTAGCCAAAGTAGTGGAGAATCTTGTAATATGTTTTTTAGAAATACAAATGAAATTTATTCATACGGATACCACTATTTATTGGGGAAATTTATTGACATAAACGGCGAAGCTTGTATCTTAATAGACAATAGGGGCTATTCAAATACAACCTCTAAGCATATAAGCCTATTAATTCAAGGGGCAAGGCAATATAAACAGTATTTTACCTTAGATGTTGAATTTCGACACGTTGAAAGTAGTATTTTAGCTAACTATAAAAATTTGTTGAAAGCCAAAAAGCCTGAATTGTATATTGGTCAAATAATAAGCAAGTTCGAAAGTCTTATTAATTATCCTTTATTTGATACCAAACTAAAAAAGGACGATAAATTTAAGGCAATTGAAAAAATATATAAATCAGTTTCGTCACCAGAACAAATAGCAAAAGCAAAAGAGGTACAAAAAGCAATTGAGTTAAAAGCTAAAAAAGCCGCAACCAAGAAATTAAAGGAGGATTTAAAGAAATTTGAAAACTATGAAATTGACTATCTAAGAAATGAGGAAGACTTTTTAAGAATAAGCCAAGACAAAACACAAGTTGAAACCTCACAAAGTGTAAAGGTGGATATAAAAGAGGCAAAAATCCTTTATAGCATGATTTTAGCGAATAGGGATATTAAAGGTCATAAAATCGGTAATTATACCGTAATTTCAATAAACGGCACTTTAAAAATTGGCTGTCATCACATTAATATAGAATCAATGCACAAAGTAGGAAAACAAATATTAAACTATTAAATAATAATAAAAATGAGCAATTTAATAAGATTAAAACAAATAGAACCGTTTTCGATTAGGCTTAATTTGTGGCTTAAAAATTGGTTTAAACAACACGAACAATATTTTGAATTTTCGGATTTTGACGATTTCGATTTATACGAACAAAGGGAATATTTGGAAAGATTAAAAACGAGATTTAGCGAAGAAAGAAAAATAACAGTTTGGTCGGGTTGTTCGGATAATTCAATTTTTGGAGATAGTACTGTAAATACTTATTTTCGAGCATGGCATGACTATAATCACATAGTGCATAATTTGGATTTTAGTTTTGAATCTGAAAGTTTAGTTTGTAGTATTCAAATGGCGGAACTTCCAAACCATTACCATTTTGAAAAATTACTTTTATATGCCGATATTATAGGGCAAAACTTGTATTATAAACAACATAATGAATTTCCAATTAACCAAAGGTTATTTGTTTTAAACTTCTTAGAAAATCCATTTTTAACCATTAATACAAAATTGTAATGAAATTAGAAATAAAAGAATCAGAAATAGCTTCGACTATCAAAGAAATAAGAAAGGCACAAAGGTATAGTATTAAGGATTTCGCCGAAAAATGTAAGTTCCCTAATTATCAATATCTGAGCAACTTAGAAACAGGAATCAAGCCCGCCACATTTAAAAGTCTTGCAAAGGTATGCAAAGCGTGTAATTTTGAAATTAGTATCACTATTAAAGGTAAGTAAAAAATGAAAAAAGAATATTTAAAAAACGATAATCAAATATTAAACGAAATATTTAGACGACTAGGATACTTCCAATGTTGGCAATTAAATTACTCTAAATCTTTAATTATTTTAACACCTAGTGAGGCTAAAAGATTAGTATCAAAGGGGATATTAAAACCAAACAGCAAAGAAGTTGAAAGGGTATCTAATTGGTATTATTTAGATAAAAAAGGTATTGATTTATTTAAACCAATTACACAAAATAGAAACAAAAAAATATCTCCATTATTAAACGAAAAAATGTTTAATGGATTCCAATTAATAGATTTTAATAAATTAAACATTAAAGGAAATGAGAAGCAAATATAAAATTTGTTATGGCATTTGGGGTAGAATGAACTGTTTAATATACTCCTCTGCTTCGTTAGAATTTCCTAAAAACGAGGAACAAAGAAAACAAATTGAAATAACTATAAAACAATTAACTGATAATAAAACAGAAAAGAAAGTTTTATACACTAAAAGATTCGGGCATTTTGCAACAAAGAAAGGTACTGAAATTGTAAAGGAGGTTGATTTTATACTACCTTACCACGAATCAGAAAAGATACTAAATCAGATTAAAAACATAATTTAAACAAATAAAGAAATGAGAACAGTATATGAATTAAACCAAGACGAATTAAACGAACTAAGATGGGCATATTATGAGCAATTATGCGAAACAAGTCCAGACGTATTGGAAGACTGCGATAGTCCAGAAGATATTCCAGAAGATATAATACTTAATCATTATGATGGAATACATTTTGAAGATGAAGACTTTTTTTGTAATATTTAATTAATAAAGAAATGAGTATTATATTAAGTTTTGAAACCGCAAAAAAGTACCTAATAAATAATAAAGTTTATAAAGGTGCAATTATGACTGATTCTACTAATAAGACTATTTATCTAACAATTCCGTATGGTCAAAAAAAAGGAGGTCAAACAAAAATCTATAAAATACCAAGTTTACACAATTGTAATAAACTTATTAATTATTGGCGTAGAAATGTAGACCAAACAAAAGTTTTTAATTACTAATCAATTAACCTCCACTAAAAAGGAGGTTTTTTTATTATATCTGTACTATGTATCACACAGTACCAATAATAACACCTATAAGGCATAGTTAATTAAAAGTAAGTAGATAGGACTAAAATAAAAAAATAATGTATTGTAGGTACTTAAAACAAAGAAATAAGCGTATGTTTGTTGTCGTTTAATTAAACGAATTATTAATGAACAATACAAAACAAGTAAATTCAAGGTCACTAGCGAACTTAAAACCTATTCAAAAGGGCGAAGTAAGAAACACAACAGGTATAGCAGGACGTAAAAAAGGGCTTGAAAGGTTGATCAAAGAAGCATTAACATTACAAGACTTAAAGGATATTGTTACCAATGTAGCGAAGGAAGCTAAGGAAGGAAATATAAAAGCAGCAGAGTTTATATTTGATAGATTGTATGGTAAACCAACAGTGATGATTGATTTAATAGATTCCAAGGGTCAAACGTTTATCCAAAACAATTTCAATGTTGAAGTAAAGGGCAAAAGTGAGGATGACTTGAGCCAATTACTCATTGAATTGTCATCCGAGGAACAAAATGAAGACGAAGAAAGTAGTGAAAACTTAGAATAATACAATCAATTTAACATAATATAAATTATAGAACATATTATTCTTGGTTTTGTCACAATGTTAACTACCCCCCAAAAGGGAGTGGTTGGGTCGTTACCTACCCACAAGATAATTTCTAAAATCCAAAAAGTCTTTTCATGAAACATTCATTCATTTTACCCTTACAAGTGTATCCTTTCGATATATTATTTAGTATTGGTCAAACTGATGCGGAACTACTTGTTCTTTTGTCTAAGTATGGTCTTGATGAATATATTGACGAGTTTATTCTTTCTAAAACAGTCAGAGGTAGGACAGTAATGTTGCCAAGTAACCAAACAGTTATTCGTTTAAAGTCAAACTATGATGTTGGGGTATTGTGTCACGAGGTATTCCATGCAGTTAGTTTTATTTTAAGTAAGGTTGGTATTCCATTGGAGGTTATGAAGTCAGACGAGGCTTATGCTTATTTGATTGAGTATGTTATCAATTGTTTTATAAAAGAGGTAAAGAGGCGATAATTTTTTTTATAAATTTTTCAAAGTGTTTTTGTGATACTTCTTTCGAAACAATCATCTAATGGTAAAACAACGTTTGGGATAGGTAAGAATGGTGTAATAAGTAGTCAAAATATCTTAATAGATAGATAGAGGGACGTTTTGGTTAAATAACTTATTATTAATTAGTTACAAGAAAAAAATAACATTTACATACACAAATAAAAACATTTGTAGATACACCTTTCTTGCATTATATATACAGATTCACTATATTTGTGAATGATTAGGAAGAAATTTACAAGCCAAACAATTGTTGTTGATGAAGAAGGTGAGGTCAAGGATTCTTCTTTAAAGTCTCATTATTATAACAACCGTAAGGGTGAAAAGTTTTATATTATGTATAGTGGAATAGAGGAATTGTTTATGGGTATGGAGTCTTCCGAGATTCGTGTGTACGGTTATTTATTAAGGTATAGTAGTGGTTTGACTTTTCAGTTAAATAAAAGTGAACGTTTGTCTATGGCTGAAAAAACTGGATTAAATGAAAGGACGATTTATAATCTTATACCAAAACTTCTTCAAAAGAAAATATTATTAAGGGTTAAGAATGATAGATTTATTATGAATCCTGAATTAGTATTTTATGGTGGCAGAGACCCAAGAGATGAATTTTTAATTAAAGTAAAAAACGGACAAGTATGAAAGATGAAATAATTGTTAGTGTAACTATTAATAATAGTAAGTACGAATTTGCGGATATAAAAGAACTTGCTTGTTTTTTTCAAGAGGTTATTGAAGATTTAGAGACTGATTTCGAAATAGAGACTACTCTACTACAAAGAGAACACGCACTTGAAGTTATGAAATTAAAGTTAGAGATTCGTGAATTAAAGAAGAAGTTAAAGAATGAGAAAAGAAATTGAGTTGGTTTTATACGAAATAAAGCATGGTATCTTTCCGCAACCATTTGAAGTTTCTTTTGAAGAATATATTTTAATTGAGGAAGCGGTTAAAAAGAAGAAAAAGGATTTTGAATTGTTGTATAGTTATATGGATAAATGGAGTAAATTAATAGCATGACAGAAAAAACCAAAGAGCAAGTTATTAGGGAGGCTAAGATGGAGATTATCCGCTTGCAGTTAGCGAGGTTAAGTATGAAGCACTTTGTTCCACACGTTAACCAAAACTACAAAGCAGAATGGTTTCATACTTATATCATGTCGAGGTTGGATGCTTTTGAAAGGGGAGAGGTTAATAAGATAATGATTTCACTTCCACCCCAAACAGGCAAGGAAATAGCTGATAATGAGCGAGTTATGACAAAAAATGGCTTCAAAAATCATGGCGACTTGGTTATTGGAGATTATGTTTTTGGATTAGATGGTAAACCTAAGAGGGTTTTAGCTTTATCTGAAAAAGTCCTTAGCACTCATAGGATTACCTTTAGCGACAACACGACTATTGATTGTCACGAGAACCATGAATGGGTAGTCTACAAAAAGCGAGGCAATGAATTAGTAAAGTTAGAAACCAAACAAATGATTGATGACTTAACTTTTCAAAACGGAAATAAGAAAAGTTATATGTATTCACTTCCTTTCTTTGAGCCAATAGAAATGGAAGAATCTGATTTACATGTTCATCCTTATTTATTGGGTTTTTGGCTTGGTGATGGTGATAAAAAGGCAAGCAGGATATGTAAACCAAAAGCAAGTCTCGAAAAGATAATCAACAAGATTAGTTCTCTTGGTTACGAGTGCTCTACGCCATATAAAACAAGCAACGATTATGACCTATGGTACACTAATGTTTATGGACTCGTAGGGCTTAATAAACAGATTGGAGTTTATGATAATAAACATATACCCGAACAGTACTTGTTGGCTTCGAAACAACAAAGGTTAGAACTACTTGCTGGCTTACTTGATAGTGATGGGTGTTGTTACGAGGATATTCGATATAAGAATAGCCAAAGAGTCGACTTCTCAAATACGAATAAAGGATTAGTTGAAGCAGTAAGATTTATTTGTAATTCCTTTGGGTGGAATACTTATTGGTCAGAAGTTCCACCTACACTAAGTACAGGTGGAATACAAGGAAAGCAAATTAATTATAGAGTTCACTTTTCACCGACAGAACCAATACCAACTGTAAGACTAAATATAAGAGGGTGTGCAGTAAAAAGAAAACGCAAGATAGAAAAGATTGAACCACTTGGCGACAAAGCTACGATGGGTAGATGTATTCAAGTTGAAGATGGTATTTATTTGGTAGGAGAGACTTTTATTCCAACTCACAACTCCGAGTTAAGCACACGTACCTTTATTCCCTATGCAATAGGCAAGAACCCACGCAGAAAGATAGCAGTAGTAACTTATGGGCAACAGTTGTCAAATTCTTTTAATAGAGATATAAAGGCTAATATGATGTCTAAGGAGTACAAGAACCTATTCCCTGATATAGTCTTAGGCACAAGGGCTGGCGATATGGCTATGTTAGAGAACTCAATGGAGCGTATGGACATAGGCAGGATAGTTGATGGCAAGTTAGTGCGTTCTGATGGTTTTATTAAGACTACTGCCGTTACTGCCCCCTTGACTGGCACGCCCGTTGATATGCTTGTGATTGACGACTTGTACAAGGACATGGAGGAAGCACAATCGGAAACGGTTAGACAAAGTAGATGGGATTGGTGGTTTAGTGTTGCTAACTCACGACTTCATAACGATAGTCAAGTTTTGTTCTTGATGACAAGGTGGCACGAAGATGACCTTGCAGGAAAATTATTAAAGACACAAGGTCACGAATGGGAGGTTATAAGGATGCCTTCCTTAAAAGATAACTTCCAAGCCGACTATGACCCACGACAAGAGGGTGAGGCGTTATACCCTTCGAGACATTCAAGAGAAAGAATGTTGCAGATTAAGAAAGACAACCCAACTACTTTTAATGCTCTTTACCAACAAGACCCTAAGCCACCCGAAAACTTGTTGGTGTTTGGAGATTGGGGGGAACTTAACGATTGGAAACCACAAGGTACTAAATTCTACGGATTGGATTTGGGATACACCAACGACCCAACTGCATTAACGGAGATATGGGTAGAGAAAAGGTCGGGACAAAAGCCGATGATATATTTAAGGGAACTAATATACAAAACAGGCTTAAACAATAGAACCCTGATGGAACTATTTAAAGCCGTTGGGGTAAAAAAGAACGATATTATAGTTTGCGACACTAACGAGCCTAAGACCCTAAATGAGTTCCGAGAGAATGGCTACACTATTCGCAAAGCTATAAAGGGCAAAGACAGTATAAAGGCTGGTATTAGGAAGCTAAAAGAGTTTGACGTAAGATTTAGTAAGGACAGTAGAAACCTTTTGTATGAGCGAAACAATTACGTGTACGTCATGAGTGGAGGCAGAATAACCGATGTACCTACTACTATCAATAATCATGGAATTGATAGCGTTAGAACGGCCGTCTACACTATGTTCTACACAGGAAAAAGAACTGGTAACTCAAAAAAAAGAGGGATAAGAAGTGCATAAGTCAGAAATTTTTTGTATTATTGCAGTTTAATTTTTGCAAATATTAAATTTTTTATTATCATGAAAAAACTGCTTTTTATTCTTGCTCTCTTTGTGGGAACATCGGCTATGGCACAATCAACGTATCCGACTATCAACCCTAACAAGTTATCTAACCTATTGTCTTTTGTTGGTCATGCGGTGACAGACACGATTACTAACTCTACGGCAGAGTATCAGTACGGTACTGTAACAGGGACTAATACTGCTATTACTGTTAGTGTATTATTGACCAAAGGAACAGGTACTCCTGCTGGCACCCTTTATTTTCAAGGCTCTCTTGATGCAACCAATTGGAAAACTATCGCATCTGATACAATGACAGATACTGCAACCCAATCATTAATTTATAATCAAGCACCTACTTATTACACGTATTACCGAGTCTATGTGGCAGCGTCAGGAACGCAAAGTACTTACTTAAATACGAAAGTTCTTGTTAAGAAATAAAACTAAGCCTCACTCAACAGTGGGGCTTTTTAATTCCTTTACTATCTCCTTCCATTGCCAATCACCATTCGACTTATTGTAAATATCTATTAGCTTCTTTAGTGACACCCCACTATTAAATACGGTCACATACTGCCACCAAAACACCTTTCCATAAGGTTGTATTCCAAACTTAGTCTTAACCTTCTTCAAGGCGTTTACGCAAGCAATATAATTACTATAATGTCCTAACCTTAAAAGGTCTTTTGGCTTTATTTCTTCGTTGTTGTCCATGTTCACAAAAGTAATAAACTATTCACTTATTTAAAAGCCATTTTAATAAAATATTTCTTTAAACGTAGTTTTGGGTGTTCGGACGAGGGGCAAGTCCATTATTATTAACATAAAAAATTTAACGATATGGCTTTTGACCCTTTTAAATGTGGTACGGTTGCAAGTTTCCCAGAGATTTTAGCTGCTGACGTAGCTTGTTCTACTTCGATAGACCAAACACAAAAACTTGCTTTTGTAGAGACTGCTGATATAGCTGCTTTTGATGCTACCACTATCCTTGCATCGGCTACTTGGACACCATTGGTTGCAGATAAGAGCATTGTACTTAGTCCATTTGTATCTGACTTCGTAATTACCGCAGGAGACTTCCAAGAAGAAGCAAACGAAAACAACTTAGATGGCATTCCTCAATATATGGGTAATGGATTCTCGGTAGTAGAGTTTAACTTTAAAGGTGCTGTTCCTGCAACAATCGCTAAATTAGACCAATTGACTAACCTAAGTTCAAGAATCGCAGGTATCACTGGTTTACATGTTTACTTCTTGGGAAGAAATTCAAGAATCACTGCTAAAACAACTGGCGTTGCCATTCCGATTTATAACTTTGCAATCAAAGACTTGGGTTCGGAAGGTAGAAATAAGCCTAATGTTTACGCAGCGAGATTCTACTTGAAAGAGGACTGGTCTAAAGAGATTAAGACTTTTGACGCATCATTTGACCCAATCGCTACATTGGTTAACCCTGCATCATAATGGCAAAGGCAACAATAGTAACTTTAGCGTGCAATGGCGTAGATAGAGACTTTGTTATAGATAAAGCAGAGTCTCTATTGAGGTACGAAGCACAAATAAGGCTATCAAATTGGAAATTAAAGGACGATAAATATATATTCGAAGATGGAGTTATCAAACGAGCAAATAGTAAGCCTAATCAAAAATCCACTGAATCAGAAGTGGATACGGAGGGCGATAACACATCAGAATAGGCTAAAGTTTCACTCACAAGAAAATATGAGTGAAGAAGAAGCTAAAGAGAATCCTTATTTCAATGAATGGCTAAAAAACGCAAAGGCAAATCTTTCAGAAGATAAGTTTGCCATGTTCTCGTCTCTTATTGAGTATCCACTTCCTTCAACTGGAGTGGTAGATTCAATAAAAGACCAATACGCTAAGTTTTTCGAAGCGAAAGACCAGTACTTTGACATTATTACTAAAGATGAATCTTTAAAGAAAGAACTTAAAAGCTACTTGACTTCTATTGGTGAAGAAAAGTTTTGGAGAGAGCAAGCATTAGACTTGATGTTTTCAAGTGTCAACTCTATTGTACTTGTAAACCTTCCAGTCTTTGATACTGACGAGAATACGACTAAGCCGTTCTTTGAGATTGTAGAGATAGACATTGTTCACGATGTAAAAACCGAGAACAAGAAACTTGAATACTTAATCTATCGTCACGAAAAGAAAGGAGATAAGCAATACTACGTGGTTGTTGACTCCAATTATTACAGGATGTATTGGCAAGATGGTGAAAAGGTTCAAATGGAATCAGAAAGCCTTCATGGACTTGGTGAAGTTCCTGCTAACTTCTTGTTTCAAGAACCACTTACGAATACTAACGACATTGTAAAAAGAAGCGGTATAAGTAGCGTCTTAGGGAATCTTGACACGTTCGTAAGGAAATACACCTCTAAGGAGTATCTTGACCTTTATAATTCGTTTCCGATTTATTGGAAGTACGAGGAAGACGAAGACGATGAATTTTTCACCACTACCGTTAAAGAAGCGATAGAAGACACTATCAATAATCCGATAGAGGTAGAAAGAATCGCTGCTGGTTTACTTGACGAAAGGAAGAAAAAGAATCGCTTATTGGGTGCTGGTACTGTAATAAGTGTTCCTGCCCCTGCCGATAATACCGAACCTGACCTTAGAGACCCAGTAGGTATAATAAGCCCCGACAAGACCTCTCTTGACTATAATACGTCAGAGGTAGAAAGATTAGAGGACAGAATATACCGAAAGGCAACTGGCAGACCACAAGAAAAAGAGATAGCAGATAGACCAGTTGCAAGTCAGATACAATCGCAGTACGAAGGAGAAAGAAATGTGTTACTTTGGTTGTCATCTCAATTTTCGTTTTCAAGAGAGTGGCTTGTGGGTACAATATGCAAAATGTATTCAGACCAAGAAGTTACGGTAACGGCAGACTTCGGTTCAGAGTTCTTTATTGAAGACGAAAAGTCGGTTCTTGAAAACTTCAAGTTATACAAGGAAGCAGGAGCAAGTCAAGGTGCAATTGGAATGAGAAATGATAGTTTTATTCAAGTGTCTACTAAGGGGAAGCCAGTAGAGCGTGAAAGACTTCAAATTTTAAAGCATTTAGAGCCTATGCCAACACTTTCATTAGCAGAGGCAATAGAATATGCCACGAGTGACTTTATAGACTTCAAGCAGCTTGATTTAAAGATAAACTTTAGTGAGAGAGTAGATAAATTCGAAAGAGAGAACGGTTCAATAATTGCTTATAAGCAAAACGAGCCATTTAGTAAAAAAATAGACGCAATTAAATCAATATTATATAGTTATGGCAAGGACAAAAAGTTCGACAACGGCCTCGGAAGTAACAAGTCAATGGGGCAACTTGGACAAGGAGCAAAAACAATTACTGCCAAGTAACTTTGACGCATCGAAGCAGTATTTTGTTAAAATGTGGGAAGTAGGTAGAAGTGCAGGACAAGTATTCGTAAGGGACGCTTCGGTTAAGTTCCAAAGTTTTGACGAAGACACATTTGAGGCTTTCTTTGTACCAGTAGTAGTAAATAAGGTGGAACAACCTTCTACTTATGCAAAGATGGGGTTGAAATGGGAGATTCTTCACGACCCGACAATTAAAACAAGCAATATATGACGTTAGATGAATTAAAGCCTTTATTGGCTGACCAAGAACTACTTACAGGGGTTGTGGGTGTTCTTAAAGAAAAGGGGTTAGTAGTTAGAACTACACAAGAGGACGCAGAGTTTATCTCTAATTTTGAAAAGAACGCTTTACCTTCTAAGATTGAAGCTGGCGTTGAAGAAAAAATCAAGTCGAGGATAAGCGAAGTGGCGACCGCAATTGAAAAGGACATATTTGATTCGTCAGGTGTTCCTAAGAACGATGGAGAAAAATACTATGACTACGCAAAGAGAGTTGTAGGTTCTCTAAAAGAAAACAAAGGTGGAGACACCGAAAAGTTACTAAGGGATAGATTAGCGATATTCGAACCTAAAGTACAAGAACTTGAACAACAATTGAGAGAGAAGGATGAACTTGCAAAAGCGGAGATTCTTAATTTCAAGAAAAGTACATTGATAGATAGTGCGACAAGTAATCTTCCAATAGCTTACCCTGCTCACTTAACGACAGACGAAGCTAAATTGGAGTATAAGAAAACATTCGAAAGAATAGTAAGGTCAGACTTCGAAACAAAGTACAAGGCAATTGATAATAATGGTGAAGTAGTATTTTACGAAGGTGACAAACCTCTATTAGATGCTTCCAACGCTTATCAAAAGCCCGAAGCGATAATTAGAAGTAATTATTCTTACTTTATCGCACCAGAACAACAACCAAAAGGCGGAGTTCCACCAATTAACGGAAAACCGCAAGTAGGCAAAATGTCAGATTCAGAGTTTGACGCTTTTGCACAACAAAAAGGGCTTGCAGTAGGTAGCCGAGAGTGGGCTAAAGCAAGAAACGAGTCAGTAATATCAGAATAAGAAGCTATGGGATGGCTTGAATATATAGACATAAGGGGTGTGTCACAACAAAATTTTTTATAAACCTTTTATTAATTATTATCATGGCTGGAATAATAGCAACTGATTTTAAAAACGCTTTAACCGAATTGGCAAGTGATAGATTCACTATGGCTAACGAAAAGCGTATGCCAATATATGGTGGCTTACAAGCTATCATGGCAGATACGACTAATTTGATTACTCCTGCAACAATAGAGAGAGCAAAGAAGTCGGATAGAATGGACGTTGAGATTTCTGTATTGAAGAAATTTACAATGACCAACGTAGACGCAGATACTTGTTCACCAAGTGGTGAGGCTTCTGAATCTGATGTAGTAGTACCTACTTACGCTTCTTATGGTTTTGCCGTAAAAGCTAACCCAGAGATTCACTACGGAAATAGTGTAGGTTATGCACAAAAATTAGCTTTCGACTTGTTTCAAGGATGGAAGAAAGTTTATGGCAGATTGGACGTGGCAGCTATCGCTAAATTGGAAGCAGCGAAACACGCTTTAAGTGGCGTAACTTCTAAGTACTTTGATACTGCTACTGCTGGACTTGCAGAATTAAACGGTGGTCTTGATGCAACAAGAATCTACGGTTATATGCCTGCTTTTTTGAAGAAGTTGGATATGCAAGGTGGATACTACGAGGTAGCTAACACAGAGGCATTGACTTCTAACTTGCTTGCTAACGCTTTTGGAGCAGGAAACAACGAGAACAGAGCAGGATTCCAAGGTGGATTGGCTTTGGCTGATAACTTCACTACTTACACTTCTAACAACTTGGCATTGTCTTCTGGACTTGACGAGATTAGATATGTATTTGAGCAGGGAACTTTCGGTATGTTGAATTGGAATCGTCCTGCCGTAGTTGCTGGCATGCAAATCAACGAAGGAGAGACTTGGGGAACAATTACTGACCCTTTCTTCGGTCAAGAGTGGATGGTACACTACAAAAAGTCTTGTACTGACCTTTCAGGAACTTACGAAGGATTGACTGCTACTATTGGTGAGCATTGGTTGATTTACTCTAACTTCTCATTCTTAGAGGCTTATTCAAGTGATACAACTCAAAGTTGTGTTAAGTTTGCAGTACCAACTCCTGCTTAATATTTTTAAGAACCTTTTAAAAGCCGTAAGGGAAGTGTTTATGGCACTTCCCTTTTTTATATTATGATAGATAACGAAAGAATTAAGACAGCCTTTTTTGGACTTGTGGGCGTATCACAAACAAGTACCGACTTTCCAAAATTAGATAGCGATATTGTTGCTAATTCGGAATCTATTGTACTAAACGACTTACACCCTTTCTTTTCCCACGAGAATATTTTTAATTGTGTGAACGGCTTAGATAGGTACGACACACAAGAGGCAAACGTGAGGGCATGGTCAAGTACTGACGCTTATATAAAAGGTGACTTGGTAAAGGTATCAAATAAAATATTTCGTGCCTTACAAGCAGGAACTAATCACCTCACTACCGATGCTTTATATTGGGCAGAGACTAATCTTTATTCTAACTACTTTAGAAGAAAGTTAGAGTATGCTTATGTCGAATCGGTAAGACAAGTCATAGACAAAAAAATCGGTTATAACGCACAAGGCAAAACCGTTGTCAACAATATCGTTTTGTACGATGGAAAAGGTGTTAGCGACCAAGTAGAAAAGAGAGGTCGTTTTGTTGGCTATAAGATTAGTGTACTTCGACCAAATATGAAGTTTAAGCTACACAAAATGGCTATTCAGCTATCAGAAGCACAAGAACTTGATATTTATATATTCCAAGCCAATAACCCTACGGCTATAAGTGTTCAAACGATAGACTTTACTACTCCTTTTAAGATGACAGAGTTTGCTTTAGACGAAGTGACCTTTGGAAGTGAACTAGAGGGCAACGATTACACTATTGGCTACTATGAGGAAGATTTGGTGGGTTATGCAGTAAAGAGAGATATTGACCTTATTTCACCAAAGGTAGGTTGTTGTAACCAATTGTCTTATGGGTACTTTCAGAAGTACAGTCCTTACGTAGACATTAAGCCTATGTACGTGAATAGTGACAACTTGGTAGACAGAGAGCAATCTTGGTCTTATCAAGAAGAAAACATAATCAACGGCAATAACTTTGGAATGAACATTAACTTTACTGTTCAATGTGACGTTACTGACTTGTTGATTCAACAAAAGAAACTCTTTAAGACCTTGATAACGCAACAACTTGTGGTGCTTGTTTTAAAGGACTTAATTAACTCCACACGTACAAACACTATGGCAGATAACTTAAGGGGGTTGGTGCTAACGAATGGCACTATACAGGGCTTTGTGAAGACCGAAGAAGACCGATTAAAGAACAGATTAGATGCAGTGTCGTTAGATATTACAAGTTTAGATAGCGTTTGTCTCCCTAACGACAGGAGTAGATTCAAAATTAGAACTGGTTCAATGTAATGAATATTTTAAGTACCTTTATTTCTGATAAGTTAGAGCCTCTAAATATATTGGAGGCTATTGACTTTGCGGTGAAACAACACCACGAAGAATTAGAAGACTTAAACACGATGCAATTGGACAACAACATGGATATGGAGGGCAAGTCTTTAGGTCGTGGCAAGTTCAAGGTGATTGACTTAAAAAAGACTGGTGATTGGAGACGCAGCCAAAAGGTAACTTCTAACAAGGGAGTAATCGACATGACTGCAACGAATTGGAAGACAAGAATACTAATCGAAGGAGAGGGAAGGCAACGAGGCTTCGGTGACGACATATTAGGTATTCCACGAAAAGATATTGATAGTGGAGAGGTTAGTGGAATATTATTAGATTCTATTATATTTGAGGTAAAAAGGCAAATAAATGTATAGCGAGAAAGAACAAACACCAATAAGTAGCCCTAAAGGCATAGATAAGGTTATTGCAAATATAAATTTGCAGTTAGGGGATTTGACTTGGCTTACTAAGACTTATCAAAGGGCATGGGTACTAAAAGACAGTACCGAAGCACAAAAGTTTGTAGCTAAGATTTATTTGCAGAACGGAGAGTACATCGAACCAATTCCGCAAGACAACGAGATGGGAATATCGGTCGTAATGGTAACGTCACCCGAAACAAATCTTATCAATGAACCCAATACGGATACGTTTGAGGCAGAAAAAAGAAGAGATATTGCAATTATCTTTGGGGTTAACCTAAAAGAGATTGACCCTTTAAAAGATTACGTATTTACCGAGGAACTAAAGGAAGAAGTAGAATTACAACTTGAAAAAGTAGATAGACTACAAGTTAATTCTTATGTAGACGAGGACTACCGACAAGTATTCGCAGGATTAAATATTACCGAGTTTAACATATTACAATACCCTTATGCAGCTTTTAGATTTAATTGTACCGTATATTACGGGGGACTCCGTAATTGTTAGTCATGGATTTATTGTGGCGTTCATCGTCACATTAATGTTTAAGTGGAAACTATTCGAAAAATGGAGTTTTTATTTTAAATTGAAAGATATTTGTTATTTTTGTTGGTGCTTTTGGTTATCAGTACCTTTTTGCACCTCACTTATTGACTTGATAGTGTGTACAATAGTGGCTAAATTAATTATAACAATAAATATAGGCGTATGATATTTTACGATTCAATAAAGGAACTACCTAATTCAAGAAAGATGCTTGCTCAAAAGTACGCTTTGTGGTCAAGTGGAGTTGGTAATCATATTGATAGCGTAAAAGACAATATTGTACAAGCCCACGCTTTTTTGGGTGCTGAAAAGGTTAAGGACGCAATGGTGTTCTTGCAAAACGCAGAATTAGGCATAGAAGCCATTTATAGTGAAGAATCATTTGAGGCAAAGGAGTTGGCTTGTTACGTTAAAACGGATGAGGCGTTGACCGAAGCAAAAATAGAAGAACTTGCTTTTCAGATAGGACAATCAATGACCTATGATGAAATAGAAGAAACTTTGGAGCGTTTAAAAAAAAAGTAGATACTGAACTTAGGATATATTTTCCTCACAAGTACGAAGACGAGGTTGATATGAACAAAGCAGAGTCTTATAAGACTTTACTAATAAGAGAGGCAGAATATTTAATAGACCCAAGCGATGAATCAGAGGACAAGTTAAAGAAAGCAAGGTCAACTTATTTAGACTTTCATAAACCCAATATATTTAATCCATTTCATCAAGACAACATAGTAAACACATTAGAGTTGAATTATGAAAAGATGATGATAGGATTTGAAGAAAACGGAATAAACGCAAGGTCATACACAGTATTTCAGTTTGAGGTTGCGATAAAAAAGAACGAGGACGACATAAGTAATATTAAGAGAAGTGAAAATAAATAGTGCTAATTTCTTGACATGGTACAATGCAACAGACGCAGACGTTTTGCCATTTAATGAGCAAAATTGTGGCTTTGGGCTTGTGGCATGGAATGTGGGAGAGGATATGAGTTTTGTAGTAAACGCAAGCGTAGGACTTCCGTTGTCGGGTGGATTTACTGTTTCGCTTTGTTCTACTGATAAAACGGTATTATCGTCTTTAGGTTCTATAACTCACTTTACATCAGAAGTTTACGCAGGCAATTACCTATATGACACAATCGAATGTCCAACCGTTACAGAGGGCTTTTACCTTTTAAAGATAGCGAGTAGTGGCACAACTTTATATTCTAATCCGATATACATCATTAATGGGGTGAACGTGGCAAAGACTTCCAAGTTTAAATTTAGACATAAGTTTGCAAAAAATAGCATAGACTACAACGCAACCGAAATGGAGGACTTTTACCAAGAGTTTAGATTGTTCTCAAATTTTAATTCTTTGGAGTTCCAACTGACAAAGGACGTTATTAACGACAATGATTCAAATGTACCAAGAGAATATAATCACAAGGCAGAATACCAATATAAAGTAAATTTACTAAATTTGTCTTTTGATGAACACCAAGCAGCACACGACATGGTTTCTTGTTCTGAATTATTCATAAATGGTATGCCTATGCAAACAGTTGGAGCGTATTCGGCATCAAGGATAAGAAAGGATAATATGAGTGATGGTTCATTCAGCGTAAGTGATTATAATTTAAGATATAACAAAAGAGTGTAATTTCACGTAGGGGATAGCGTGGCTAATTTAAGTAGAAATGGCTAATCCAGTTAGACCGAGTGAGATTATAGATATAGAAGGTCTAAAGCAAGCACTTGTAGACCTTAAAGCTGCTAACAAAGACTACGGTGACAATGCCGAAAAAATGTTAGACGGCTTGGCAAAGCGTGTGGCTGCCTACAAAAAAGAAATAGAAGATTTAGTTCGTGCCTTATCTGGCAAGAATCCTTCATCAGACTTTACTGAAACTGCAAAAGGCTTAAAAGACTACACTTCGGCATTAAGTGGATTAGTCGCAGCACAAGAAAGACTAAAGAAGTCAATCGACCTTTCAAACGCAAGCGTTGATGAATTAAAGCAGAGACAAAAAGACCTTACTAAAGTAACTACAAGTCTTAAAACAGAGACTAACGCCAATACTGACGAGATTCAAGAATACGAAAAGCAACTTAAAGATACGAGTTCTGCCGTAAATCAACTTACTTCTACTTTAAAGACTGCCTCAAAGCAAGTTAAAACCGCAAGTGGTTCTTATCAAGAACTTCAACAAAGCCTTACGAATGACGTTATAGCACTAAAAAAACTTGAAGGTGCATTTAGTACTACCAATGGAAAGATTGAGGTCAACAAGGCTAAAGTCAAGGAATTAACCGCAGCGATAAAACAAAAGCAAGACGCACTCAAAGAGGTCGATAAGCAGATGGGTTTTAATCAACGTAACGTTGGTAATTATTCAAGTGCAATGTCTTTCTTAGTGGGTGGTGTTCGTGGTGCTATTGGTTCATTTGGAACTTGGGGTATAGCTATTATAGCGGTAGGAGAAGCGATGCAAAGTCTTAATTCACTTATACTTGTAGGTGAAGGTCTTAGGAGGTCACAGATAGGCGTAGAGAACGTGTCTTCAAGTTCTATGGAGGCAGCAATAAACCTTGACTTCCTTAGAGAAGTAGCAAGTAAATTAGGCTTAGAAATAGAATCTTTAAATAAGGACTTTAAGTTATTCGCAGGAGCAACCGAAGGTACTGCTTTAGAGGGGGCAAAGACAAGAGAAATTTTTGATGGGATAGCTACGGCTGCTGCTGCAATGCAACTTACTGTTGATGATGCAAGTGGAATGTTTAGGGCTTTCTCGCAAATGATTTCTAAGAACACCTTGCAAAGTGAGGAATTAAAAGGACAACTTGCAGAAAGGCTTCCAAGTGCTATTCGTTTGACCGCAGACGCTTTAGGTATAACTACCGAGAAGTTGTTTGAACAAATGAAGTTGGGTAAGGTAATGGCTGCCGATGTATTACCTTTACTTGCTAAGAAGTTTCAAGAAGTTTATGGTACAGAAGCACTAAAGAACGCAGAGACCCTAACTGGTTCTACCGCAAGGCTTAGTAACGCTTGGAAGGAATTAATTAATTCTGATACAGGCGGTTTTAGGTCGTTTCTTACGTTCTTTTACAACAAAATGGCTGACTTGCTTACTCTTGCAAGGGAGTATAATATGTTAGGCACAATGATTAGTGGCATGGCAAAAGTAGGACAAGACCCTAATCAAAAGAAAGCAATATCAGAAAAGAAGGCTGATTTTGCATCTAAAGACTTTCAAGGTCGTGCAAAGGATATTGCTACCCAACAAGGCGTAATGAGAAACGCTATTGGAGTGGAGGAAAAGGCTATTCAAGTACGACTTCTTAATGATATGCTTATTCTTCACAGAGAGCAAACTAAAAGAGAGGTAGAACTAAGAAAAACGGCTGCTGATGGTAAAGCAAAAATTGACAAGGAGGCATCAGAAAAGGCTGCAAAAGAAGCGGAAAAAGCTGCTAATCAAAAACTAATTAACGACCGTAAGCAATATCAAATTGAGTTAAGGGAGAATCAAGCAAACGAAAAGAACACTTTGGGTATGCTTGAAGTCTCAATGTTGAAGGGATTGATTACGGAGCAACAATACAACGACCAACGTTATCAAATTGCCGATGCCTTTACTAATCAGAGAATAGCACTTACTGATAAATACATTAAGCTAAACGGCAAGTTAGAAGAAGAACTTAGAGACGATGAAGCAAGGAATAACGCTGACCTTCAACAAAATCAAATTGAGTTCCTAAAACTAAAGGCTTCTCAATTGCGTGACTATTACAAGCAGATTAAAGACGACCTAATCAATTCGTTTACTGGAATTAAAGGTTCTATTCAAGCTGACATATCGCAGTCAGAATCGGGTAATCGTGGTGCAGTAAATGTAGATAGGATTTCTTTAGAGAAGGAAAAGATTAAAAACTCTTATAATCAGTTTGGTCAAGATAAAGCAAGTAGAGCTACTGAAATGGAATTAAGGTCTCTTGGACTTGACTTGAAAGAGACTCAAATGAATCTCAATAACTTGTTGGGCATTTACAATGAGTACTATGGGAAACTTGCACAAGAGAAGAAGATAGCAATAGACAAGATTAATGCATCTGACGCTACTGAACTTGAAAAAGAAAGACAAAAAAAAGAAATTGAGTTCGAATACAGTAAAAGGTATATGGACTTATCTACTGACTACAAGGACAAGAGTGCTGATAAGCAGAAGGAGATTAGCAATATCTTGACTGACGTAGAACTTGCCAATGCGGAACTTGTAGCCCAAAAGCAAAAGGAACTCTTTGATAAAAGAATGGAGATGCTTGAAAGTGGCTTACAGATAGCTATGCAGATAGAGCAAAGTATCAATCAAGTTCTTGATGCACAAGCCGACAATAGGATGCGTAAACTTGAAAAACAAAAAGAATATGAACTTTCGCTTGCAGGGGATAATGCAGAGGCTAAAAAAGCCATTGAGTCCAATTATCAGAAAAAGATGGATGAAGAACGCAAGAAAAGGGATAAGAGAGAGAAAATGAGTACTATTTTTGAGATAATACTCAATAACCAATTAGCAAAAGTAAAAGCATTAGCTTCGGGTAATATTGCACAATTATTCTTGGCAGGAATAGTGGGACAGATAGCCTTAGCGACCGCAATAGCTACACCACTTCCTGAATATGCAAAAGGAAAAAGAAAAGGAGATTCTTACGAGGGATTAGCGGTAGTAGGAGAGAAAGGTTCAGAAATAGTAGAGCGTGATGGAAAAATGACTTTAGCAGATAAGGCTACGGTAACTTACGTTGACCCAAAAACAAGGGTTTATACCGCAAGCGAAACACGTAATATCCTAAAGAGCAAATACACCGAGAATATCTCTAAGGAAATGGATTATAACTCCAAGTACCTAAAGGGTTCATCAAGGGTTGAGCAAATGAAAATGGCATTTAATAGTACATTTAAATCTAATGATTTATCTTTGCTTAAAACAAGCCTTTCAAGTGGAATAGAAGATGGTTTTGAGAAAGCAAATATAACCATTAATAACACTGATGGCAGTTCAGCGAGATACAGAAAAGGAAGTAGGATAACTGATATAACTAAAAGGACTTACGCAAGATGAATTTAGCTTTATTAGAAGATGGTAGTGCAACACCCGAATATGGCTTGGCTAATATTCAAAGGAAGTACTATCTAATAACTCCTACGACCACTTATGAGATACCTAAGCCCGATGGGTGGACTGGGCTTGACAAGACGTTTAAACGTAGTTTAGAATGGCATGGGTTTCTTTTTGAAGGGGCAGAGAACCATATTATAAAGTTTCACCAAGACGAAGGTAAGCAGATACTTGAAGATATGTACACTACATACGGTCAGGATGCCTACGTGCTTATTCGTGAAATGGTAGAACTTGATTCAGAAGAAGCCATTCAGTACGAGGGGAGACTTGATTTTAACAAGTGGAAATACGGTGACAATACAGTAGAAGTTGGAGTTGAAAGAAAAGGCGTAGAGGCACTTATTCAAAGCAGATGGGATACGAAGGTTTCTCTAAACGACAACAACAGTATAGATGGAGTAACAATAACATCACTAAAGCCCGAATACAAGGCAGTAGCGTTTCACTCTAAGGCTTTACTTTTGGAGTACCAAAACATAAATACCGACTTGGAAGTAATTGATTGGACTGATTTAGAGTCTACATCGAAAGATTTCTATATTCAATTCAATACTCAAAACCCGCAAAAGGACGAGATACAACAAAGTTTTCATTATCCGATGGGGGTTAGTGTTAACTCTCCTTCGAGTAACGCTACTTATTTATTTAAGAATAGCGTAGCAGGGAATTTCACATTTGACCTTCAATTTGAATTTCAATTTAAGGCTGATATTTTAGAGAAGCTAATTAACATAACAAATCCAGAGTTTACCTATTACGCTTGGTCTTTATTTCTTAGAATTGGAGACTTAGATATAGAACTTGATTCTACTGCTTACAGTATAGATACGGAAGACGTAGATAAGATTCTTAACTTGACTTACAGTGGAACACACTACGTAAACACAAACGTAAACGTGTATTTGTATTGTAAGTTTTTCTTTACTACAAGTAATTCTAATTACAGAGGTATTCAGTATTACATGAAGAACATTAATACTTCAATAAGTATTGAGGCACTTACAAGTACTACTGGAAACTTTGGATACGGCTTTGAAACAAAAGAAACACTAAACTATATCGTTGGAAGTTTAACGGGTGGAGATATAAATTTAGTTTCTGACTTTTATACAAGCGAATGTGGTAATACTAAGTTGTTGAGTGGAGGTTTACTTTTAAGGTACTTGAACGGCATATCAACTGTTCCAGAGTTGCCAACAATGACAACATCTATGGCGGAGATAATGAAGTCGCTTCATGCCGTTGATGGAATAGGTTTTGGATACGAATACGATGGTGTTGACCAAGTAATAAGAATCGAACCATTAGAATACTTTTATCAAGACGTTGAAATAATATCACTTAATGAGGAATTAGTATTAGATACATATTCAGAAGATGTGGCAGTAGACCTTGTGTATTCTGATGTTCAAGTAGGTTTTACAAAGTATCCAAAAGAGGATACCTATGGTAAGGATGAATTTAACACCGAACACGACTACAAGACACCAATAAAGTATCACACAAATAATTACGATATAAGAAGTTCATATATTGGAAGCGGATACATAATTGAGAACCAAAGACGTAAACCACTACTGACAGAGAGTAAAGAATCAACAGATTATGACGATGATAACTTTTTTGTTTGTGTAGAAACGGGAACAAACTTTACATTGAATGATATTGAGTGTAGGTTTAGAGAGCCTTATATATTTTCTACGGGCGAAGAAGGGGAAGTTATTGACCCAATACCCGTAGACCCTAATAATAGTTTTTTAAGTGACTATGGCAACCAAATAGTTGTAGGTTCTGAAATAGTAATAAGTGGCACAGTTAGTAATAACGGAACGTTTACAGTGGTATCCGTTGAGTTTATTGCTTCGATGAATACCTACGTAGTTAACGTGGTTGAACATATTACAGAAGAATATCCAGTAGTTTGCGATATAGAAGTAGTTAGCGTAGGATACGTTTCGGAAAAAGATACTTTATTTACCACAACCAACTTAATTGATTCTGCCACTTCGTATAACCTTAGGATAAACCCTAAGTACAATCTTTTAAATCATGCAAAATGGATTAATGGAGGCTTAAAATATAAGGGTGGTTCAGAGAAATTGCAATGTAAAAAAGTAGTTCAAAACGAGACTTTTAGTATAGATAGAACACTTGCAGAGACTTGTATAAGAAATGATTCTGCAAGGGCTACTTATACGATGAAAGAAGACATAGTATTGAATAACTTTGCAGAAAAAGATTATATCTTTAGCCCCGAAAGAATAACTATTCAAGCATATCTGCAACCCGAACAAGTTAAGTATATTATTAATTGTCATAGGGGCTTAGTAACAGGTAAAGAATACGGTTTTATTACGATAGTAAATCCACGGGGCGAAGAAATTGAGTGTTGGCTTGAAAGAATGACAGAGTTAGAAAATGGACAAACGATGAAGGTAGAACTTTCGTTTATTAAAAAAAAAACTTGACTGAATCTGCTATGGGAGATTGTTCTGTTTATTCAGAATATAGTTTTAGTGATTTTGAGTTAGGAGGTTTTGAAAGGTGGGTAGAAAAATGTAGATTTGAACAATTCGTATGATAGAGAACATACTTCCAGAGGACACCCTTGAAACGGGTTTTAGGACAAAGGCAAATAACGCTTTTGACGAAATAATCAATGACGACCCTTTCATTGAGGCAGGAGTCGTTAAATTCCCCAAGCATGGTGGAAGTGAATGGGTTATGGATTTATCCTCTTTGTACTACACCAAAGACCAAGTGCTTGACCAAATAGCACCCTATGACCAATATGCAACTGAATCGTTAGCAGGAAGGGTATTAAGGGCTACCTTTGATATGTTGGCTATCGGAACTGATACCACAAGATATGTGAGTACGGCAGGGGCTAAATGGATGATAGAAAACACCGCTACGCTTGTTGACGACTACACGATTGGAATACATAATTTTGAATTTGGTAACGTATATTTAAAGGCTGATGGAAACACTAACGTAGGTGTAAATGTTTATGATGGAACAGACGCAATTATAGCTTCAATCAATAGTGAGGATACGGGGTGGAAGTTATTGTCGGAGCAAAACGAATACACTGCTAACTTTGACTTTGCTAACCTTGTCGCAGATGTAAATATAGACCTAAACAACCTTGCGACAACAAGTTTAAGTGGTAGTTGGAATTTAGACGGCAACGCCCTAACCGCCTCCAAAGGCTTAGGCACAACAACGGCACAAGATTGGACGTTGATACATGAAAGCGACACGATAGCAACAATAAAGAGCGGTGGGTTATACTTATCTGAAAATAGTATAATTGGACTAAGATCAGATACCTATGAATATGCAATTCAATATAGAGATTTAGATTTTAGGTTAATTGGAAGTAATGATTCGAGTGTACAAAGGTTATTTTCATTTGGTCACTATACATCAAATATTACGTCAGGAACTTGGAACTCAAGAGCTACAATAAATTCATATACTGGTGGTGGTACGTTTTTAGGCAATGTAGGTGTAGTTAATGCAAGTCCATCTACTTATTTATCAGTAGGTACGGTTTCTTCCGCATTAGTGACTGAGTCTGGTACACAATCCATAACTGCATCAACTAATGCTTTTTTCCCTTTCTCTGCCGAAAGTAGTCAAACACAAGGCTCTGGGTCAGGTTCTTTTATAGCTACATATCAAAACGGAGGGTCAGTAATGCTATCAGGAGCGAGACTTGGAGGATTTACAATTGGTGGTGCTGCTTCATCGACTAAATTAGTTAGAACCATTGCTATAACTGGCTTTGCGGAGGAAAATTGGGTTGACAATTCTGCTTATGGCTCTTATATCCAATTCGCAACGTCTTCTTTAGGAGCGACACCAAGAACAGAAAAGATGAGGCTAACTGCTAACGGAAATTTAGGAATCTCCACCACTACCCCATCCGAAAAACTCGAAGTCAACGGCAAAGTAAAAGCCACAACGGGAATATTCACCGACTTAACCGCAAACTACGTACCAAAGCACACAAGCGGAGGATTGGCGAATAGTTTGATTTATGATAATGGAACGAATATAGGTATTAGAACTGCTACATCTTACGCATCGCTTCATGTAACTTATGCACAAGGCACAGAGGGTTATACTGCTCTGGGGACTTCTGCGACTGGTAGGTCGATGATGATTAGTAATTCAAATCCATTATACGGATTACATATTGGCGTTTCTTCTGATGGTAATTCATGGATACAAGCGGGAAGGAGAGATAATACAACTGCTTATAATTTAATACTACAACATGAAGGTGGGAGGTTAGGAGTTGGAACAACGACACCTAATGTATTTACAGAAATATCTTCTACTGATGCAGGTGTATCATTTAGGGTAAACTCGGCAAATGCAGCAATAACATCGGGTAATTATTCAGAAATTCAGCTTTGTGATAATAGTTCAGTTCGGTCATATTGGAGGAATTTAAGAGACGGTTCGGGTGCTACTATATTTAGTTATAATGACCATATAAGATTCCAACAAGGCAGTACTGAATATATGAGGCTTACCTTGGGAGGTAATTTGGGTATAGGGGTCAATCCTTCGTATAAACTTGACGTATCAGGAACAGGACATTTTACAGGAGCAGTAACATTCGACACGGTTCCAAGTTCATTACAAGATGCTACGACTTCGAATCATTTGGTTAGGTATTCACAATGGATAGCTGCAACTGCAATTAAGTATTTACCAACGGCAGTAAAAACGGTTTCTTTAACTAATATTACATTATCAGGAACGCAAACTGTTAATGGTGTAGCTTTGATTGCTACGGATAGAATTTTAGTCGCAGGTCAAACAGCAGGGGCAGAAAATGGCGTTTATGTGGTAGCTGCTGGTTCATGGACAAGAGCAACGGATAGTGATACAGATGGGGAGTTAAGAGGATATATCGTAAGTGTTTCAAATGGCACTTATGCAGGATACAAATACATAAATACCAACGCAAGTACTATAACGGTAGGAACAACGGCAATAACTTATTCAGAGTTTTCTAATAACATTGAGATAGACCCCGTATTTACTGCATGGAGAGATACTACAAGAACTGCTAATACTTTTTGGGCTACTCCTAATGGTTCAAATGGTGTAGCAACTTGGAGGGCTTTAGTCGCTGCGGATGTTCCAACTTTGAATCAGTCAACAACTGGAAGTGCTGCAACTTTGACTACTACAAGAACAATAGCTTTGAGTGGTGATGCTACGTGGTCGGTTAGCTTCAATGGTAGTGCTAATGTCACAAGTGCTTTGACTTTAGCAACGGTGAACAGTAACGTTGGAACTTTCCGAAGTGTGACAGTAAACGCAAAAGGATTAGTAACCGCAGCGACAAATCCAACTACTTTATCGGGGTATGGGATAACGGATGTTTATACAAAAACAGAAGTATATACGCAAACAGAAAGTGATGGATTATTTGTTCATTTGATAGGAGATGAGGAAATTGATGGAATCAAGGAGTTTTACGATGAAATAAAAGTAAAAAGTAACCAAGTACACTTAACCAGCGATTTCTTAAATAGAGGTGGAATCGTTGCGTCTTATGGGGTGCTTAGTAATAAACTAGGTGCAGGTGGTTTAATATTAGACGTAAAAAGCACTGGTGGACTTTACTTTAGGGCAGATACAACACGTAAAGGTCTATTTGATACCAATGGATTAATTTTATCAAGTAGCTTAGGTAATAGCGATGTACCAACAGAAAGGTTAGATGTAAGAGGCAATATCCGTTATGACACTTTACTAAAACCAAACAATATTGCTGGTACAAATGGACAATTCTTAGGTACAAGTGGCACACAAGATGTTTGGACTACTCTTACAACTTCTCATATATCAAATCTTAGTTCTTATACGGGTTTTGATTCACGATATTTCACCGAAACAGAAGCTAATGGGCGTTTTGTCGATTTTGACACCGACCAAAATATCAATGGTATAAAATCTTTTGCAGACCACATAAATATAGGGGGTTCATTTTATGGAGAGGGGATATATAATATTAGTGGTACAAATAGAACATTTGCGAAAATAAGTAGTGATATTGGGTTGGTTTTAAATGCGGGTACAAGGGGGATGCATTTTGCAGAAGAAGAAACGGTCTATATGACCACAAGGACTGCTGGCGTATTAATTGGAACTGCTTTAAATAAAAATACTTTTGCAAGTGAAAAACTTCAAGTTAACGGTAATATTAGGTATAACACACTTTTAAAGCCTAACAACGTAGCAGGAACAAACGGTCAAGTACTTGGAACTAATGGAACGCAAGATTCATGGGTGACTTTAAGCACTCCATATATTTCAGACTTAAATTCTTATGCAAGTTTCATAAACTACTATACCAAGACCGCAACGGATACCTTGTTAAGTGGCAAGCAAGATGCATTACCAAGTGGAACAAGCGGACAGTTTTTAGTAAAAGATTCGGCAGGGAACTTAAACTTCATGGACTTAAAAATAAGACCAATTGGATTAAGTTTAGAGCGTATTGGAGTAGGTAACACCGATAACTATTTAGGAGAGCAACCTCATTTCTTATTCAAGGACAAGAGGCATATTCAAATAGCAAGAATAACTGACACGACAAAACAACTGAATCTTGGTTTAGTTAAAAAGTCTAATAACGGATTTATTGAGCAAGTAGGTGGTAGTTTGAATATTACTGCAACTGGGGGCTTGTATATGACCGATTTTGCAAGCCCAAATAGACCCTTGTCGATGCTTACAATAGATTCATTAGGAAAACTATCAGTAAGTTCAATTGCAGGCGGTGGAGCGGTTCAATCGAGCCTCACAAGTACACACGTAGGGTTTGGGGTTAACAATGTTTTAAGTAGTTCGGCAAACTTCACATTTTTATCGGATAGGTATTTACACTTTACAGGAGCAAGTGCAAACGTAAATATAGGAGCGACAAGTTCGGGTACTGCTGGTTTTCTTGAATCGGTTAATGGAAACTTATTATTGCAAGCAAGTTCTACGTTTGGGGTAGTTGTTGACGATGGATTCTTTCAAGTAAACGACCTCGCAGGAACAGGTACACGAATGGTTGTTGCGGATTCAAGCGGTGTTTTAAGTACTCAAACAATTCCGAGCGGTGGAAGTAGTCAAGATATTGACGATGTTTTAACGGTTGGGAATATAGTCGCAGAGCAATCTCTTATTTTTAATAATACCACAAGTGATTATTTGACCCTCAATAACGCATCAGGAACTTTAAAAGGTAGCCTATCACTTGATGGTGGTTTGTATTTAGTATCAAGTGGGGTGGCTTTAGATGTGATTGGAGATACTGCATTGAGATTATTATCTGATGGAGAAATTAATATAGGTTATTCAAACACGACTGGTATTATTAACCTTCAAGGGATGCCATTTAATTTCAATGAGGAATCACAAAATCACACAGGAACAGCAAGTGGAAGCCAATGGGGAAGTGGATTCAACCAAGGAGCACCACAAGCAGGAGATAGAATGTTATTCTATTTTGATGGAACAAGATGGGTTCCAAGTCATATACATACATACGCAGGAGCAGGAGGTAAAACATATTTAACAATAGATTAATGGCACAAGTAAGACGAATTATTGACAATGTTTTAATTACCTATCCATTTGATTTAACACATCAAGGGATAGATGGTCAAGTGGTAGTTGATGACCTTGGAGAAGGGAATCAAGTTTACTTTAAATACGGAGTAAACACCGATATTGCAAACGATGTAACTGAAATAGTTACCCATATTAGTATGGCGGATTTTTACTCTTTGAATCTAACATCAACCGACCCCGAAGGAGTTGACCCCGATGCACCTTTGCCAGAATTAGAAATTACAAGAAAACCGAATTTCTACGTTACTGATGAAGATTATAAAACTTTTATATCGGGTGGTACTTATGATGGAGAAACAAGGATAAAACTTTACATTACCAATAATGATGAAAATTTCGATGTTGAATTTTCAACTTTCTTTCATGGTTCATTAAGTGGTACTGCTGGTGCGTATAGTCCTAATACATGGGCTACAATAGATAGAGAAACTGATGGAACTTATTATTTGATACTTCCAAGCAATGACGATACAGTCCCAACTCCACAACCTTTTTGGGGTAGATTTGTTGGCAATACCGTTTATGAATTTGGGGCTTATATAACATATAGAACTAATGGAGACGACCCTTCTGGAACAACTGGAGGTGGTGGTGGTGGCACAATTGGAAGCGGTGATGTAGTTACAAGAGCAGATTATCCGATGGGAATAACCGTTTGGGGATTCTTTGCAGGAAAGGACATAAACAGACCAAATGATGCACCTGCTTCGAAAACACACTACGCCGAAATGAGCGCTATGAGTGGAAAAGATGGGAGTGGTAACTATAAGTATAGACATCAAAGACCTTTTTATGCTTATGATATTCAACCTACACAAGTAGGAGTGCCGATATGGTCAAGTGTTGCAAGAGAACATATTATTGAGAATAGATATGCAGATACCGATTGGGATTTAGATGAAGATGGAATGAAAGTTTGCAACGACTACCTTATTAGGTCGGGTTTGCAGTTTTGGAATTTCACTTACTATGCAAATACATATCAAGGGGCAAGATTTAGAAACCTATTTGAAAACCTTTCTTTAGTAGATAAAAGAGGAGTTAAGGCTTGTTATACTATTGGACAATTGGGTGGAGACAGAAACGCTTATTTGATACCACACCCAACAACGGGGATACCTTATCCCGACCCGACCAACGATTACACGATAAATTTAAATTATATCGTTGATAAAATGGCAGAATCTTGGTATTTAAAGATTGATGGAAAGCCAGTAGTTATCTACTTTAATACAGAAGAAGCTACTATAAAAGACATTCAAAATTTGCGTAGTGCTTATGGTGGTGCTATGTATGAGGTTTATATGACCGCAGGAATGGATAATGATATGTCTTTGGTAAATAGTCAAGGATTGAGAGCAAAGACTTGGTATTATCAAACCAACAACAATGCTAACGGAGACCACGATTTACAAACTGTAACAAATGATATTTATAATAACCTTGTAAATATCGCAGATGCTCAAATCGCAGCGGATACCGATAAAGACATTTGCCCTTCGTTTACTTTGGCTTTAGATTCAAGAGCAAGGAACGAATATCCAGGCGATACTGTATCCGTAAACAACGCAGGAAGTGCTTATTATGCAAGTTTGAACATTGCTTACAATGCCGATAAATTTAACGGTTATTATGAGCCAGCTTCAAACGCTGAAATTGCAGATATGATAAACAAGGCTTTGGCGTTAAAAACAACTTATGGTTCGAGGTGTAGAATGGCTATATTTAGCACATGGGACGAGTTGAGTGAGGGGGGTAGTAGCTGCCTTTGCCCTCGAAGAAGTGCTGCTTGGAATAATAATGCAAGTTACACAATAGACGACTATGTAGTAGCACAGTTCGAAAGTATTTTAAACCCGTAATAAAGTAAAACAATATTGTAAAAAGTAATATGAAAATAGAGAAAATATCAGAAAAAGCATTAGAGTTCATAGCAGAACACGAAGGGTTAAGATTAAAGGCTTATCTATGCCCATCCTCGGTGTTCACTATCGGCTACGGAACGACACGCTACCCTAATGGAAGCAAAGTTAAAATTGGTGACGAAATAACCAAAGATGATGCTTTTAAGTTATTAAAGCACGATGTTGCTAAGTTTGAACTTGCAGTTGACGCAATGACAACAGATAAAGTAAATCAAAATCAATTCGATGCATTAGTTTCTTTTGCTTATAACTTAGGTAGTGATGCTTTGAAAAAATCTACTTTATTAAAAGTTGTAAACGCTAACCCAAACGATGTAAGAATAAAAAAAGAGTTCCAAAAGTGGGTTTACGCAGATGGTAAAAAGTTAGGGGGCTTAATCAAAAGGCGACAAGACGAAGCTAATTTATATTTTAGTTAAAACAATTTAAAGTAATTTTAAACATTAGTACAAAATAATTATTTAAATTTGCTAAAATTAAACAAAAATATACTATATGACGAATTCGGAACTTCTTGGAGTATTAAACTTTGCTACTGATATTGAGAACGCTCACTACGACAAAGAAAGTAAATACAACGCAGATAACCTTTTATTAGCTTGTTTAGCACGTAATCAAAGAATGTTGTCGGCGGTTTCAAAAGAAAGAGACGCAATAGACGAAGATATTAAAAATATCTTTAAGAAAGAAAACGACTTTGACGAAAAGAACCAAGATAAAGCGTATATAGACGATATTAACGCTAAGTACAGAGAGTTTAGAAAAGCACCCGAAAATGTTCAATCGCTTGTTGACTTCTTAAACAAAGAATCACATATTGAGTTGTACAAAATAAGATTAGATGTTGATACAATACAGTTTCCGAAAGGCGACCGAGATTTAATTGAGAAATATTTTATAATAACGGAATGAAAGACGACTTATTAAATATAGTCCTTTGGAAAGGATACGCTTTAGTTGGGTTAATGTTAGGTAATGTTTTCATATTTCCTAATCTAAGTTTAGAGTTGGGTGTATTAGGTAGTATCGGTCAATTTATGATGATATTATGTACCTACGTGTATTTAACAAAGAACAACAAAAAAAGAAATGTACCTCCATTGTTTTATATTGCTACGGCGGTATTAGCTTTCTTTTTAGCTTTATTCTTTTCAGAACCTATTCACGATTGGCTACACAATAATTCAATATTTGGTTTTAAAATTAGACCTTCCACAACAGTTGTAGCATTAATTTGGGGAGCAATAAGTGAATATACTTATGAGTTTGTTGATTTGGTTATTAATCAGACCAAGAAAATTGTTCCTATGTTTTTTAAATGGGCTTCTAATAGATTAGATAAGGATGAAAAAAATTGAGCAACATAGTAGTTTTATAGGTCAGATTATACCACCATTGGTACTTATATTAGTCTTTGGTGCAGTTTTATTATGGCAATATAAGAATAGGGTTGAGAAATCAATTATCGTGGCTAAGGAACAAGTTTTGCAAGGTGTTGACCTAAGTAATGATAGTTCTGTTTTGGCTACTAATAAGCAGTTAAAAGCATTGAGTACTGATAAAGGATTAGATAGTTTGATTAACAATATAAAATAAAATATCATGTGTGCAACGAGTGGTAAGATTGAAGTTAAGTTATACGTAACACCCGAAGAATTGATTGAGTTGGGTAAATTCTTGAAAAAGAAAAGTGGTGATATAGTGTTAAAAACACTTGATGACGATGGAGAAGATAGACCAAAGCAGAAACCACCTAACGAGTGAGATTTAGTAAAATAGCGACAGTATTGTATCTTTGTTTAAAGTTAATCTTTAATCGAAGTTATGAAGGGCAAGAATGGCTTAACACATTGTATTATGTTGTTGAGCCACTTTGCTTTACTTTAGTTCTTTTAGATTTATATACTTTGCACTTTATCTTTGAGACTGTTTTTTGGGTTGCTTTGTCGTCTTTTATTAGGCAATTGGCAATTTATTTAGGATATTGGCAGTATAATTTTATTGGAAGAAAGTATTTTGTTGAATACTTCTTTTTGTTTGGAATAATAATAACCACATTACGACATGGAATTTATCGTATCAGGAAAAATACTAAGTTGGATAAGTTGCTTAATAATGTTGTATTGTGGCTTAGAACTTTTTCAAGATAACATAGCAGAGACAAAGTTGTTTATTGAGCAACAAACGGCTACAATCAAAAGGAATAAAGAAATAATATTAGTCGTTATTTTGTTGATGGGTGCGGTTATTAACGGATGGAAGTTATACGAAAAGATTCTAATGGACAAGGAAAAAAGAAGGGCATTAAGATTAGATAATGATTTAAAAGAAAAAGAACTTAAAAATGAAAATCCTTAGTTTAATATTCGGTAAAACAATAAAGTCCATTACTTCACGTATTGGAATACTTTTAGTTTTAGGTACTGCATGGTATTTGTATGATAAGTACACGGACGCGACACAGGGCTTTGAGCGTGTTAAAATAGAATTATCTAAGGTATCTACCGATAATAAAGAATTAATGGCTTACAACGGTCTTTTGATAGCTAAAAACGATTCTTTAAAATATGCTAAGAGTGTAGATAGTACGAATTTCCTAATAAGAGAAAAAGGTTATCAGTCTATTATATCACAACAACAAAAGAAAATAAAAGAATTAGATAATACAATCAATCACTTTCTTGAAATTGCACCATGCAAAAGAGAGGTAGAGGTAAAAGATGGAAACCCTTTCAAGAAGAATAAGAAAGAGTGGATATTGGTCGATTGTTGAAAGAATCTACGGAGGTAATTCTCCATATTTAATTGTTTAATGCAAACAGAATAGCCTTTTCCTTTGGATTAGGTTATTTTTTTTATATATTTGTGTCGCAATATTGCATAAAACCATTGAAAAATAAAGAATAATGGTCGTTTACTACAATAAGAAAGATTTAGTGTCTTTCGGAAACTACTTACTTAGCCCACATCGTAGGGCGTTATTTGCTTCACATCCAGATTTAGGAGAAAAAAACTTAGAAGAGCGACTTTCGCAAGTTAATCATTCTGATATAGAGAATTGGAAATACACTTTAGACCAATTAAAACATACTAAACATGAAGACTAATAAGGTTAGAAAGTGTAGGGTATGTAACTCTGAAAAGAAAGTATTTTCTTTAAAAAAAAATGTTCTACGGGTTTAAAAATGAAATATATGTAGGGGCGTATTTTGAAATTATTTATTATTGTGACAATCATTTGCCTAAATCAAATAAATAAAATGGAAAAACCAAGTGTAGACTTATCGGATTTTTTGACCAACACTTTTGAGGTGGGTCAGTTTATTAAATTAAGGACGTGGACAACTCATAGATTGAAAATAATTGACAAAGGCTCAATATATTTCATTATTGAACACGAAGATAGAACGTTGGGTTGGCGTGAAATTGATTGTGATTGGATATTGTCAGGAAATCAAGAAGATTGGGGAACAGAAATATCTTTTATGGATTAAAATATAACATTTTGACTATTTGTTGATTACTAACCACGACTTATTTTAGGTTGTGGTTTTTATTTTGTAAAGTTTTTAATAAAATGTTTGTTTATAACATTTAAATAGTTACATTTGCATAAGAAAACAATTAAATAAGATGAAAACATTTAGAACTTTTAACATAAAAGATACGGCCTTTTACTGTAAACGAGGCAGTATAAACTACAAAAGTGGTTCAGTCAAAGAAATAAAACATAACGAATTAATATTTTCATTTGATGGAGCAGGTAGTAATTATGCAACAGTTGTGGGTGATTCCTTGGATAAAACAATAGCAATACATGAACATAGAAACTATAAAGAATATGATGTTATTATTTTTTCTTTAGAATCAGAAGCGATAAGATATTGTAAGACAAATTTATTAAAAGAACTTAGAGATAAGATAGATAAGGCTAAAAAGTTTATCCAAGACGTTATAGACTTTAGGCTTGAAAATATTGAGCATTTGAATAATCAGTGGATAGAATGTGAAATATTTAAACTTCAAAAACAAGAAAAGGAAGTATTATGACAAATCAAGAACTACAAATCTGCGTTAATGGCATCCTTTTCGCATTAGAAGAAAATTTATGGAACTACGAGTTAACGGTAAACTACTACGATAAGATTACGATTACCCATCCCGAAATAAGTAATATTACTTTGCCAAGTGAAGACGTAAGTAGTATAACTAAGCCACGAGACTTGGCTAAGGTTATTTGGGGTTTAGTTGACCAAATTATTCAAAACGGTGACGAGTGGTTGGAGCAAGAAAAAGATTATTGGGTAAATTTAAAAGAAAATCAACAAGAAAATAATTGGGAATCAAAACGAGATTATAAAGATTAAATAAAATGAAAGTAATATTTAATACCAATATTGATAAGTATAAAACAAATTGTTTTCCTACAAACTTAGAAATTCCACCAAGAATAGGTGAAACTGTTTTAGTGACAGAAGTTTTTAGTGACTTTTATAATAAACAAGGATTACCACTAAGAATGCAAGTTGTTGATGTGAATTGGATTAATAAAGGAGTTATTTGTGAATTATGGTATAAAGAAATAGATGTGGAATCTTGTAAGTTAAAAGGTATTGAACTTTTTTAAAATTAATTAAAACTATGAAACAACAAGAAATACACGCTGGTAGAATATTGATACTTTTAATAGTAGCATATTTCTTTGAAGAAAGATTCCCTTTTATTGCTTTGTTTTTATCTACAATAGCAATAGTAATAACTTTTGTAAAAATTAATAATACAATTAAACAAGAAAACAAATGAAAGATTTTAAAGTAGGGGATAAGGTAATTGTTGTTAAAACAGATTATCCACAAAACGTACCAATAGGAACTAAGGGAGTAGTTTCTTCATTAGCTGGTAATTTCCCACGAATTAAAGTTGGTTGTAATTATGAATGGATTTTTAGTCCTAAAGAACTTGAATTAATATACTCCGAATCTACCACCAAGAAAATAAAACAATCACTTCTAAGGCTTTATTTATCTGATACTAATAAAACTATCAAGTCAGAAAAGATAATCGACTACGTTAAACAAGAGATAGGCACAGAGTATATATTTGGTGATACAATCCTAAGGGCGTTAAGGCAATTGAGACAAGATGGCAAATTAGATTACATTATTGATGGAGCAAAGCAAGATAGAAACTATAAATTTAAGGCGGTATGAAAACAAAACAATTTAGGTTGCTATTCCTTGCAGTTCTTAGCCAATGTTTTATTGATAATATTGAAGATGGAATCGGTGAATTTAAAAAAGCAGATAAGAATTTCGCCAAAACGTTTTCTAATAGGCTTATGTCGATAATGAACAAGGATTTTGGAAGTTCAATAGCCGTTCATCAACTTGTTGATTTGACTATATGGATTGAAGATATGTTTTACATTATGACACAAATGGGAGAACTTGACGATGAAAAGACAAGGGAGATTCAAGATGATTGGGAAAAGTTTTTAAGTGTTCATGAATTAAAAACATTGAAAAGATAATGTATATAACCAAATGCACAAATTCAACGTGTGACGTACGAAATAATTGTTTTCGATGGATTCACCACCAAGTAAATTAAATCAATTATATCAAGCGTTTGAGTCATTAAATGGTAAGTGTGAATACTTTAAAGTAATCCCAGAAAGGTTCGTAGGGAAGAAACGATTAGAGAATGTGTAATAAACATAAATATCAATCCAAACGTGAGGCTAATATTCAACTAAAGAGTATTAAAACAACCTCCAAGCGTGACAAAGTGCCACAACGTAGCTACTTTTGCGTTGAGTGTGATTGTTATCATATCACCGCAACAAAGGAAGAAAGAAGCGAGAGTGTAGAGTTTAGAAGTACAAAAGAAGGAAGATTAAGAAAATTTAAGTTGAAATGAAATCTAAAGAAGTAATTCAGTACGAATGTGATTTTTGCAGTAAAAAACTATTGCATAAGGGATATATGAAAAGACACGAAAATGAGTGTAATTCTAATCCGCAAAATAAAAGACCTTGTTACGATTGTGTGAATCTTGGAAGAAAAGAAATTGAATATGATACTGGTATTACAAATTATCAAGATGGAAAGTCTATATTTAGAGAGGTAGAAACTTTTTATTGCAAGGTAAAAGATATGCTTTTAATTTCTCCAAAAGTAAGGGCTGTAAATAGCAGAAAAAAAAGTAATATCGAGTTTGTTTATATTGGAGACAAGGAGGTGCAACAATTTGACATGCCAAAAGAATGTAAAGAACAAAAGGAGTTAAGTCGTTCAATAAGTGACCCTTTTGAATGGGAGATATAATGAAACCATGCCGACATTGCACTTCCACAACCAACGGATACTACACCGATAAGTCACGAACGTGTCGAAGGTGTACCGATGCTAAACTAACGGAGAAGAACCGCGACAAGGCTTTATCTTTAGGCTTTGCAAACTTTTATCAGTATTTGAAATTTAAACATTATTTCGTATGAAAAAGATACTACTTTTGCTAACGCTAATTTCTTGTGAAAAAGAAAGCGTTGTTAAGTGCTACACTTGTAGCCAAAATGTAATGGTTAACTACAACGACACTTTTAGAAAGTTTAGAGAGTGTGGAACGTCTGCAATTGAGATTGAAGGGTTTCACAATAAACCTGAAAGGAATGGTAGTAGCGTAAGGACAAAATGTTATTTGGAAAAATAAAGTTGTGAAAAGTTTTTGATTGTAAATTATTTTACGTAATATTGTGTTATGAAAGCAACAGAAAAAGTGCTTATGAAAATTTCAAGTGGGAAATCTACTAAAGTTGAAGTAGCAGAAACACTTGGAATATCAAGACCAACATTAGACAAAAGGATAACTAATGGAAGTTGGAAAAAAGGTGAACTTAAAATTATAGAATCACTATGATTTTTTTTCTTTAAAATTGTAAAAAAATTGACATTATGGCTTTTATTGGAGAAAAAGATGGTAAGTATAAAGTGTATTTATTATACAATAATGATGAACCAATTTATATAGGAATGACATCGAATATTTATAGCAGAATTGTTTGTCACAAGTGTACAAGGAAGTTTACTCATTACGCCATACTTGCCTCATTTAAAAATAAACAAGACGCTTTGTTTACAGAAAGGACGTTGATAAAGTTTATTTCATTTTGTGATTTAAGTTTTGAAAATGGCAAATATGTAAATTACAAACCACGAAAGGTTTCAATTGAAGAACATGGTATAGATTATATAAGGAAAATTAAAGAACAAAATGGCAAGAAGTGAATTAAATACAGTATCTTATTTTCCTTTGTATTGCGATGAAGGTCAAAAAATGTTTTACATTGAGGAAACTTATGGTAATGATGGTTTTTCTACTTTTATAAAGATATTAAGAGAATTAGCAAAAACAGAATATCATTATTTGGACTTATCAAAACCAACGTCTTTAATGTTTCTATCTGCTAAATGTAAAGTAGGTAAAGACTTGCTAAATGCTATAATTACAGACCTTGTAGAACTTGGTAAATTCGATAAAGAATTATGGGAATCAGCAAAAATAATCTGGTGTCAAGACTTTATAAATAGTATTCAAGATGCCTATAAAAAGAGAAATAACAACTGTATAAACAGAAGTTCATTACTTGAACTTTTATACTCAAAAAGTATACTTATTCGACCAAAAAGTAACCCTAAACAATCAAAAGTTATAAGTGAAGGTGTCGATAATCCACAAATAAAAGAAGAGTATATAAAAGAAGAAGAAAACAAAGAATATATTTTTGAATCTCTATGGAAAGATTACCCAAATAAAGACAATAAGAAAAAAGCTAAAGAAAAGTTTTTAAAGTTAGATGATAAAGACATTGAATTAGTTAAAATACATTTGCCAATGTTTTCTATTACTAAAAAGTTTGCAACTTATAATCATCCTCAACTTGTGGTTTATTTAAATCAAGAAAGGTATAAAGATGAAGTTAATAGTGGAGGTATTCAATCCGAAAGAAAACTATTAAGGCTTCCGCAAGAGTATGAAAACTATATGGGTATGGAACTTGGATTATTGTTATCAAGAATAAAGATACAAAGAGGGATTGAGTATATGCCTGATATAACAAAAGAGCAATACAACTCTTTACCGAGAGATTCTTTCAATATGTACGATTCATTAATAAAAAGCAACAACTGTAAAATAATAGAAGAGTAATGGTCACGATAAACGAAAGAGTGGTATATGAAAGGGGAGAAGAACCTAAATTGTCGTACCATGAAATTGACGATGTTTTAAACGGTATTAAAAACCCAAAGGAAAAAGATTTAATTTTAAAAATACGTTCTTTAGAGTCAAAATCAGAACGTGACGAGTTGAAAAAAAATCTTAGGGGTATAATGTTTTCGGGTGTTTTTTGGGGAAGAAATGACGCTGATTGTGTAGAACATAGTGGATTTATTTGTTTAGACTTTGACAAGTTAGGAGAGAAATTAGAAACCTATAAAGATAAGATAAAAACTTCTGAATATACTTATTCTGTATTTGATAGCCCAAGTGGAAATGGATTAAAAATAATTGTTAAGATTCCCCCTTCGTTAGATGAACATACTGATTATTTTTATGGGTTAGAGGATTATTATGATTCAGAGTTTTTTGATAAAACTTCAAGAAATTTATCAAGAATCTGCTTTATATCATACGACCCAAACATTTACATAAACAAAGATTCTAAGGTTTTTGATAGAAAAAGAAAACAGAAGGAGGTTATTTATACTACAAATGAAACTATAAATAAACTTTTAAAATGGTGGAACGAGAAATATGGTTTAGTAAGTGGTAATAGAAATAATAATTGTTTTGTTTTAGCAAGTGCATTTAATCGTTACGGCATAGTTAAAGAACTTGCTATGGATACGATGCTAAAGTTTGAACAAAAAGACTTTAGAGCGTATGAGATAAAGGGGACAGTAAATAGTGCATACCAAAAGAAAGATTTATTTGGAACGCAACACTTTAGCAATTTAAACGAAAACGATGCTATTGATGTAAGTTTTATACTTACTGGTCAAAGAATGGATATGTCAGATATGTTTGCAAAGACATTTATTGATATTGACAAACCAATAGCACAGCCACCAGTTTTAGTAAGTATAGGTAGTCACTTTTATAAAGGTAACTCATTTCCTACAAGAATGGCAACAGAGGGTAACATATCAGTAATTATGGGCGAATCAAAGTCAAAGAAAACATTTTTTAAGTCTTTAGTTACTGCATCGTATATCGGTGGTGACACTTACAAGTATTCAGGTGATATGGTAGGTCACAGAGAGAATGACAAGTACGTGATTGACATAGACACGGAACAATCTGAATTTGATGCACAGAGGGTATTTAAAAGAGTTCAAGATTTAGTAGGTGCAAGCGTTAGCGATTTTTATAAACCATTTTCAATGCGTGGTTTTGATGGGCATGAAATAATAATGTTTATTGACTATCTACTTTATGAAAGTGAATTTAAGAATAATGTTGGGTGGTTGTCAATAGATGGTATAGCAGATTTAATTGACGATGCTAACGATATTAAACAAAGTAAGCAAGTGGTTACCAAAGTTATGAAATGGACAAAAGAGCAAAAGTGTCACGTCAATACAATTATTCATACAAATGCAGGTTCTGAAAAGCCGACTGGCCATTTAGGTAGTTTTTTATTAAAAAAGGCTGAAACAATATGCAGTCTTAAAAAAGACGATGAAATGACAATAGCGTCTTTCCCTTACACAAGAGGGCATTCTATAAAGTCATTCCCTTATTATGTTGATAATGATTGGATGCCAGTAGTAGTTGGAAGTAAAAAAGACAGTAACAATAAAATAAATTTTTAAAATTATGGTAGAAATAAATGGAACGTACTATGCAAAAAGTACAATTATGAAAATTAGTGAAATATTCAAAAATAAAGATAGTTTTTATTTTGAGGTTATAATTAGTACCCCTTACGACCCATTGTCAAATTATAAAACGGAAAAAATACGTTCAGGCGGAGATAACACAGGAGTAAGTGAATATGTACTAAATTTAAAATATAGTAGCATTTTGAAAGAATTAAAATAAATAAAATCATGGAAAAACAAATAGGCAGTATTGAAATTGTAAAGTACTACTACGCAATGTTTCAAAGTCAACCAAAGATAATTATCGAAATGGTTAAGCTATTAGACGAAGAAGGCAAATACATTAAGTTTGCCAAAATGAAAGACGTAGTAGATATTTTACATTTGTATCCAGTAACATTTAAACAAAAAGAACAATGATACAAGTAACGAAATGTAAATGTGGTAAAATATTTGCAGCGTGTGCAGAACCCAATTGTTACACTGATGCAGAATATCAAAGAGAAGTTAGAAAAGATATTAAAAGAGGGTGCACCGTAGAAATGGTTGCGAGTGGTACATGGTCTTTTGAGGAATGTACGTGTGAAAAGACTACTACCCAAATAGACAAAAATCAATTATCTTTATTTTAAACAAAAAGAACAATGACAAACGACAATCCAAGATACTCACTATTTGCTCATTTACACAAAGAGCATAATTTAATACTACACGATAGCGAAATAGACGAGATAATAAATATTTCGACAAAAGCTCTTTTAGAGGGCATAATCTCCGAATGGCACGAAAGCAAGTTTCAAAAGGAGTTGATAGAAATAATTAGAGAACGATTAAATGAATAACAAAGTGAAAACAAAAGAAGAATTAAAAAGACTAAAAGACGAATGTAGAGACAAAGTTGTAACTATTCGTGAGCAAGTAAGAAGCAAATTAATCGAAAAGAACCTCGGCAAGACTAGAGAGCAAAGAGAATTTAATGAAATTGAATATTTAGATTCTATTGTCTCCTTATTAGATTATGGCTACACAGAAGAAAAACTCATAGAGTGGAGGTCACAACTTCAATCTAAAATCGACCTGATTAAATCAAGGAATCCAGAACCAAGTGAATTTGACACTGACGAAACCTTGAAAAAGAAAATACAAGAACACGAAAAAGCCACAACAAAGCTAAATTAGTTTCTCAAATTAAAAACATTGATTTTATCTTAAACTAATGCACCCTTACCAAGCAATAAAACAAATAACACAAGGGAACTATCAATTAAGTAGTAGTTCTCCTTTGACCGAAGTTAAGTCATTGATTGTACTTATTTATCACTACAAGCCTACTAAGGAAGAAAGGGTATTTTTAAAAGATAGGGCAATAGAGCATTTGAAGAAATGGAAAGACGATTTAATTCTCGGTGGTTGTAAAAAGTAAAAAAAATAATTAAAATAAATATTGTTTATTAACTTTTTTAGTGTTACATTTGTATAATTAAACGATTAAATAAATGAATAATATTAAAAGCCTCGTTTTAAGCCATACAACGCACGATAATCCACAAGACAATAAAACTATCATAAATTAATTTAAAACCTCTTAGAAACAATAAAACAACGCTTAAAATGGAAGCAAAGAAAGCTCATAAGGTACAAAACACGAATGGAGTAAAGGGTAACAGGACTGTTCCGAAAGAGAATTTTGTTAACCGTCATAAGAAGTCAACTCCAAAAGGAGTGATTGACACAAGGATAGTAAAAGTTGAAATTAGATTGGTACACCCAAGAAGAAGTGTAATGGTAAAGACTATTGAAATGTATCAAATTGAAGCAGAGCGTAGCAAATGGGCTAAAGATGGGTGGGAACTTTTTATAAACAATTGACATGAGAATTATAAACGGAATTTCTCTTTTCGTTTGTGGTGGAATATTCATCGAACTTTCTAACCACGTAAACTATTCATTAGTTTCAGATTTATACTTAGTCATTGGTATTATATCAATGGCTTCAGGATGTACTCAAATATTTTTAAAACATAATAAAACAAAAAAGTAAAACATGGGAGCATTAGCAAACATTTATTTAAAAGAGGAGATTCTTGAAACTCTCCTAAAAACGGTAAGAACAAAAAAAGAAAAAGGTGTTTCTATCGCTATTTCTATTAACAATGAGACAAATGATTACGGTCAGAATGTATCGGGTTATGTTTCTCAAACAAAAGAACAAAGAGAATCAAAAGCTAAAAAGTTCTACGTTGGCAACGGTTCTGTTGTGTGGACTGATGGAGTTGTAAAAGTTGCTGATAAAGTAGATTCTGCAAAGCCAAAAGCAACTGGCACTACTGATGATTTTCAAGATTTACCATTCTGATAGTCAATAAGTTATGAAAAATATATTAAAAGCATTATCAGAGTTTCAGTCTGAGTGTCCAATTATTCATAAATCAACGCAAGGTTATGGATATACATTTGCAGACTTACCAACTATATTTCCAATAATTAACCCTTTGTTAAAAAAGAACGGTTTAGCTTATTCACAACCTATCGTTGGTAAATGCGTAAGAACTATTCTTTGTCATTTAGAAAGTGGTGAAATTATAGAAAGTGATACTGATATTCCGCAAGGAGTTGTATTAAAAGGAATGAATGAATTTCAAGTATTAGGTTCTGCTATAACATATATCCGCAGATATGCTTTAGGTTCTATGTTGGGTATTATTACAGATAAGGATACGGATGCCTCAGGAGAGCAAGCTAAAAAGAAGCCTACTATAACCGCAGAAAGGTTTGAGAAAGCCTTACTTGCTATTGGTGAAGGAAAAGCTACAAAAGAAGATTTAGAGAAGTTTGAACTAACGGCAGAACAAAGAGCAAGATTAACCTAAACCAACGCCCGATTCTTAGGAGTCGGGCTAATTAAACAAAATGAAATACATAGAAAGTTCAGAATGTTATGCTATCATATATGAAGCATTGATGACTTATGGAAATGAAAAACAACTTGATATGGTTGTGGAGGAATCAGTAGAACTTATAGTTTCTATCAATAAACTAAAAAGGAATGGAATTTTACGTGAAAAGAAAAACGTATTAACTGAAATAGCGGATGTTTATGTAATGTTAGAACAATTAAAACTTATTGCAGACGTAAGCGAGGTTGAGTTAGAAAATGAAATATATTCTAAGGTTAATAGGTTGAAAGATAGATTACGTTCAATAAAAACATATACAAAATGAAAACAGATATATTTAAAGACCTTGTGCCATTGTTAAAAATGGATACGCAAGAGTTATCAGAACTTGCCAAAGATATTGTAAGGGAAAATCAAGATACAATGAATAAAATAGCTATTCAATTTTTGTTTGATAAAATTAATCAATTAGGTATCAAAGTTTTAAACGAATACAAAAATGAAAATATTTAAAGCACATTGTAGTTCACTTGGTACAGTAATGCAATTAACCTCGCTTACCGACAACCAACTCCAAAAGATAGCAGAGTATTCTTTAAAAGATAAGTTAACAGAAAAGCAAAGTGAAGAATTAAAAACTCTTACTTATAGACGTGATAACCCTGAACTAATGGAAGGTGCAAAAACCTTGCTTCGTGATTGGTACGCTTATCAGATAGGCTTAGATAAAGGTAAACAATTTCTAAAAGAAACACAGAAGGGGGTGGTTATGGAGGATACCACCATTGAACTTTTAGACGATGTTATCTTTGGTAGTCAAGGATTAGTCAAGAACAATGAATTTTTTAATAACGACTTTATTCAAGGCACACCAGATGTTATTGGTGACGACTTTATTGTGGATGCTAAAAGCCCTTGGGATAGTAAGACGTTTTATAAGAAGTTAATCGAAAGTGTTGATAACGATTACATTTGGCAAATAAAGGGCTACTGTGTGCTTAAAAACAAGTCACGTGGCATATTGGGTTACGGCTTAGTAAATACGCCCACCTACGCTTGTTTAATGGCTTCATATCAAGGTAAACCATTCGAGCAGTTAGAGTTTGAATCTACCTATGAACATATCGAAGAAAGCCAAAGGGTTATTGGTTACGAGATACCAATATTAGAAAGTGACGAAGCAATGATTGAGCAATCAATTTTAAAGTGTCGTGACTACTTAGTATGGTACGATAGTTTAGTAAAGTCAAAACTTGGAACAGTGAATAATTTTTAAACAATTAAAGCAGAATTTTAAAATGGCAATAACATTTACTAAAGGCGATATAATTGTTGAAGATATAAGTGTGGGAGATATTCACTATGAATTTGAATATGGATTTTGCATAAAAAGCAAAGTCATTTCATTACCAAGTAGAGATAACGATGGGTATTGGACATGGAAAAGTGAAAACACAAATACAGGTAAGGAAATACAATATGGAGTACGTGAAGGAATGAGCCACTATGCACCTAATTTATATTCATATGAGGCATATTTAGGGTATAAATATATTTAACTCAAAACACTTGCAAATTAACTTTAAAAATATTACTTTTACACAAAAAAACAATAAATGAATATAAAAGATAGGGCAGAACTTGATTTTGAAATCACCGCACCGTTGGTGTGGCTTGCTCCAAAAATAAACAAAGGGTACGTTTGGCTCGTACACTTGAAGAACGGTAGTAAAAAACTTGCTTTAACGCAAAAGACAAGAAACGAGATAATCAAGTGGGAGGATATTTGGATTAGAATGTCGGAACAAGAAAAACAAGACATTAGAGGTATTTATTCTATGAAAAAGACTTATGGGAAGTTATCAAAAAAAGGGAAGTGGCAATTTTTAAAAGAAATTAAAGAGTAATGGAATTAGAAATTAAACACTTAGCACCGTATTTGCCCTATAGAATAGATGCAGAAATGTTAGACTACAAGATTGACTATGTAGGAAAACAATTTGACACAATTATTGGTGTAGAACAATGGAGTAAGAATGGCGTATATTGGTCTGCCATAACTGTTGGTGGTTCTAAGCCAAATATAAGGAGTGTTAAACCCATACTTAGACCATTATCTAGCCTAACTGAATTAATGGCGAATCAAGACGTTAGTTATGTTTCTTATTTGTGGAATGAAATTATCGCTACTGATGATGACTCTTTTGATAAGGATGATTTTTATGAAAACTGCTGTCTTTGTTCAGTTAATTATTTACCAATAATTGTTATTGACAAGTTACTTGAATGGAAGTTTGATATTTTCGACCTTATTACAAATAATTTGGCAATTGATATAAATACGATAAAGCTATGACACCCGAACAACTCCAAGAATTAAAAGAAAAAGCCGAACTATGGGATAATTTATCGCCAATTTTAAAAACAATTCATGGTAGTAAATTTTATAGACCCAATGGCACAAGCACAATAGAGAATATTAGTAATTCATCAAGCCACATTGGGCTATTGGAGACAGAATTTAACGAAAGTCTTTGTAGTTGTCACATGGAGAAATGTCAATGCTTACATATTCAATAACCGATACTCTTTAAGTGAATCATTAAAACTTCTATCATTATGTGCTTTTTCGTGACATGTTCTACATAAAGCAATAAGGTTAGTCGGGTGGTCTTGCAAGTGTTTTGTTTTTGAGCCAAATTTTGAACGTGGCGTTAAGTGGTGTATTTCACAAGATAAGCCTCCACAAGATTCGCACAAAGGAGTATTAAAAGGTTTAAAGTATTCTAAATAATTTTTAACGTGATTTTGCATGAGAGTAAATATTAAGCCTTTAAGTAATAATGAAAGTTGGACGGGTCGCAGGTTTAAATCACAAAAGTACAAGGTTTACGAAAAACAATTGCTTTTAATTTTGCCTAAAATTATTATACCAGATGGTAAGTTGCAAATAAACTACATTGTGGGGTATAGTAATAAAATGAGTGACGTTGATAATTTCGTTAAAAATTTCCAAGATATTTTAAGTAAAAAATATGGTTTTAATGACAATATGGTTTATCGTTTAGAAGTTGACAAGGTAATCACAAAGAAAGGAGAAGAATTTATAGATTTTGAAATTAAACAATTAACATGACCCTAAACAAAATAACAACTCAATTAGAATCTATTGGCAGATTCTTAGAAAGAGAGTATCATAACAAGCCTTTACCGTTAAAAGACAAGGAAATGGTACTAAAAGACTTCGGAGTGAGTGAGAAGGCATTTGATAAGGTGTTTTTGCACTTTTGTAGCTTGAATCGTGGAACAAAAATTAAGGGTAGAAAAATTAAACAAGCAAAATGAAAAAACTTATATTGTTATTTGCCTCATGTGCCTTTTTATCTTGTAGTGGAGACATTGGATACAAAAATAAAAAACACGCTTATATTATATCAAAATCAGATGATAATAACTGGACAACATCGGCACAAGTTTATGCAGATAGTTTTTATTTTGTTGCACCTAATCATATTGAGTTTTATCTAAATGGTAAAAAGTCTAATTTAAGGGGTGAAATGATAAAAGTTTTTAGTACTGATATTTATTGATGACAAAAGAAAATACAATAAAAGTTAAAATCATGGAAAGAAGAATATATTTAAAAATAGAGAAATTGCAAATATTTGGCATATTACTATCTATTGAGATTTGCAAAATAAATGAACTTGAATTAGTTCTTCGCGGATATACGGCTAATACAGAAAAGCCAAAGATTGTTATGGTAGCCCATTTACGATTTTGGCAATCTATTTTGCACCCACGAAGAATCTTTAAGTATGTAAAGCAAATAGTCAAGAAAGTAAAAGACTATGAAGAATTTACTAAAAGACAAATAATTAAAGACTTAATAAAAAGTGTTGAGTAATGACCAAAGAAACTCCACTAACCCAAGAGCAAGAGAATGAGTTTACTTTGAACCGATTAGGTTATTACTGTAAGGTCAGAAGCGTTTGGAGTCAAACTAAAAAGAAGAATGACTTTAAGTTTGACATCATAAAATACGAGAACGATAAGGAAGTTTTAATACAAGCTGGCAGGAAACTTTTTTCGTGCGGTGAACTTGAAGCAATAAAGCAAAGAGACAGTATAATAGAATATTATTT